GTATGTTCACCTGAAAAAGATAGACTATTATTTAGAATTGCAATACATGATTTTGCATTTGAGGATTTAAGATATGATTAGATGGGGTGTAACCGCAGGTGCCCACGATGCCAGTCTAACAGTATTTGACGGTAAGGATATTAAATTCGCCGCTCATGCTGAACGATCAAGTGGTGTTAAGAACGATAAACATCTAAACCGTACAATAGTTAACCAAGCTCTGGAGTACGGCCAGCCCAAGCGTATCCACTGGTATGAAACACAATGGTTAAAGCGTCTAAGACAATTACGAGCAGGACAATATAGAACTGCCCTGGATCACGCTAAATCACCACACAATCAACTGATGCATTTCGGTTATGATAGTTATGCATGTGGTATGGATGATGGACTATTTGAGATGTTTAGACCCCTGGACTTAAAAGCACACAGACATCACACTACTCATGCTTCAGCTGGTTACTATACAAGTCCATTTACTAGTGCAAGTGTATTAGTAGTTGATTCAATAGGTGAATTTGAGACACTAACAGCCTGGAGAGGTGAAGGTAGACGTCTTAAAAAGATATTCAGTCAGGGTTATCCAAATAGTGTAGGCTTATGGTATAGTGCTATGACACAACGTATAGGCTTAAAGCCCAATGAAGATGAATATATTCTAATGGGCTGGGCGGCTCTGGGTGATGCCAACAGATTAAAAGATTATATATTCGATAGTTTCTTTTATCCACTTGAAGAAGGCAGTTTAAATATACGATTTAAACAAAACCTACACAGAGGTTGTAAGCAGTGGTGCCCAGAACTTAATACTATACAGGATTATGCGGATATTGCCGCGGCTACACAAGCCGTATATGAACAAGTGTTTGAACATCTAGTTAAAACTCTAAAGAATAAAACTGGGCAGGACAACCTAGTCATAATGGGAGGTTGTGCCTTAAATTGTGTGGCTAACAATATAGCACTTCAATACTTTAAAAGAGTATGGGTAATGCCCAATCCCGGTGATGCAGGATCAAGTTTAGGTGCCGTACTAGCAGATCACAAAGACTTTATAGAATGGCCAGGACCTTATCTGGGATATAATATCAAAGGTCGTTATCCTGTTAGTGTTGCACTAAAAGAATTACAAACAACAGGCATGGTTGGAGTAGCCAATGGGCGGGCGGAGTTTGGGCCAAGGGCATTGGGTAATCGTAGCCTGTTAGCAGACCCACGTGGGCCGGATATGAAGGACAAAGTGAATACAGTTAAACGTAGACAGGAATTCCGTCCCTTCGCTCCAGTTATATTAGAACAATATGCAGATGACTATTTTGATGGACCATGTGGACCCTACATGCAGTTTGTAAGTAAAACTAGGAGACCGGATTTGTACCCAGCAATTACACATTTGGATGGTACATCAAGAGTACAAACAGTTAATAAACAACAACACCCCCGATTGTTTACTCTGTTATCTAAATGGCATGAAAGAACAGGATGTCCTATGTTATTGAATACCAGTTTAAATATTAAAGGAAAGCCAATGGTTGATACAGAAGAAGATGCACAGGCATGGCAAAAAGAATATGGGGTTACAGTTTGCACAAAAGAAGTCTAATCTGGATTGACAATCGAACAGAATGGGATAGAGCAATTGCTCTAGAGATAGTGCTAAACCTAACAGACAGTTCAAGTATTACTGCTCTGGATTGCGGTATTGATGTACATCTAGCACAAGACGCCAAACATGCAAGTACAATTGCACAAGCATACGATCACAGTTTAATATTTCCTATCGGTTGGATAACATGCTTATTGGGAGACTTTATAATACAGTACAGCAAACTGGAGGATCCCAATGACTGGCGTAAATTAGAATATATAATATTTAAAGTACCACCAACAAATAATTTAGATCAAATTAATAATTTAAATATAAAAACCTCTAGGGATCGATGTTGCTATTATGCAACAAATACAGAGAACGTACACAAACTAAGAAGTTATGACTTCAAAGAAATTGTTATGCCCTGTAGTGGATTAATGCCCTGGGTATATGCAAGTCAGAGTATTAGGCCACTTGAACACAAGCGTTTCTTATTCTTTGACAGTTCACCACTAAGTGTTAGTGTATATAAAGATATGTGTGCTACCTGGGATGGCAGAGATTATCCCACATGGTTAAGAAGTTATGTTGGTAGTGATATATTTAACCAAGCTCTATTTAGACAATTAAAAAATATAGATGATTACTGGATTCAAGTACAGGAACAAGTCCACGAAGCATGTGGATATACATTCTGGGAAGTCTGGCAATCAAGTTTATCCGGCAGATATACACCTATTATAATACATGGTGATATAATGGACACTAGTATTCTAACACGTTTAAAAGTTGCTAATAGAAGAGATACATTAGTATCATTTAGTAATATAATAGATTACGTTCCTTCTGCATTTTTAAATAGTAAAGAGGATATGAGAACCAGAGAAATTAAATTAAATAAATATCTTGAGGACAAATTACCTCTGGTTCAAATAATTCAAGCAGACAAAAAAAGAAGCACAGTTACTGATACTATGTTTCCATGGAGACAATAGATGGAAAGAACATTATTAGATGGTACCGTGGTGCCGGAACTAGAAGAATCTACAGAGTTATGTATTAGAACACGGTGTCCAAACAAATATAAGTTAGTAGATATGGAAACAGGTGAAGAATATATTGGTAACCTCCCCCAAGATACTAAATGGAATTGGAGAAAAATATGATCAACCCTATTAAATGGATTAAGCAGAAAATTGCTGATTACAAATACAAGAAGAGACTCAAAGCCAAGTTAAAGAAGCTGGCTGAACAAGATCCCTACATTTACGACTAGAGGAAAAACTAATGAAAATATTAATTTGTGGACCAGAAGGCAGTGGTAAAACTACACTAGCAAAACCATTTGCAGAATTAATTGGAGGCGTGTATATAAACAAAGACAGTTATCAAAAGGAACTACGTGGCTATGTTGACGGCATTGTTGCTTCAGGCAAGACAGTAGTAATTGATAAACGTTGTAATACAAACGAAGCAGTTCAGTACTTGGATCCCGATTATGTTGTATGGTTAGACATGCGTACATTAAAAACTGAACGTCCTTACAAAGTGGACTATCATGTAGCAAAATGGTTTAACGACACACATATTGAACTTATGGAAGTTGTATCAAACTTTATGGAACGTAAAGCAAAGAGTGAAGAAGGAATGGGATCCATAACCTACTCAGACATGAAGCACGAAGATTGGCCAGAAGGTTAAGACTTTAAGTACGCATACATTAGGTATTTTCCTTATAAATACAGATAAGGAGAGAACCATGAAACTTTTATCAGTATTATTAGTGACTATTATGTATTGTTTACCTCAAGCCGCGGCCAGTGAGTTGGGTTGGAGTTTCAAAAGTCCTGCCTTTGTTTATGGTAACGGATATAGTCAACATGTACTGAGTGTCGAACAACTACAATTTAATCGTGCAAAAGATGTAGAAGATGAAAAAATTGCAGAAGCAGCCAGGATTGCTCGTGCATTATCCAATACAACTCTTAATAAGTTTATCAAAAATGTTGAATCAAGAATATATGCTACACTATCTAAACAAATGGTTGACGCCATGTTTGCGGAGTGTGGTTCCAGTTGTGCCTCAAGTGGTACAGCAGAAATAGAAGGTGCTCAAATAAGTTGGTCTAAGGATGCAACAACAGGTGAAATAACACTAACTGTTGTGGGTGCAGACGGCACAACTGAAATAAAAATCCCTGGCTCAGGGGAGTTTAATTTTTAATATGAAAAGCCTATCAGTACTGTTATTAATCCTATTAATGGGAGGTTGTGGTTCAACCACTAAAAAAAGTTTAGAAATATATCAGGATGCTGGTCCTCCCACACTACAGATATCACCTATAAATGAACGTATGAAAGGTGTACCTGAGCTTGATGGTAAAAAGATAACAATAGCAGTATATACTTTTACAGATAAAACTGGGCAGAGAAAGCCAAGTGATACTATGAGTAATCTAAGTTCAGCTGTTACACAAGGCAGTGAAGTATGGGTTATTAAGGCACTTGCTGATGTTGGCAATAGCACATGGTTTGAAGTTGTTGAACGTGTTGGTATGGATAATCTAATTAAAGAACGACAACTTATACGACAGACAAGAGAAGTATATGAGAAAGAGTTACCCAACGGCCCAACACCATTAAAGCCTATGCGATTTGCAGGACTTATATTAGAGGGTGGTATTGTTGGTTATGATAGTAATATAGCAATAGGTGGAACAGGCGCTCGTTACCTAGGCATAGGAGCACAGACAGAATACCGTGTTGACAATGTAACTATTGTAATGAGAATTGTAAGTGTTAGTACTGGCAAAGTGTTAATGAGTGTTGCAACACAGAAAACTATTGCAAGTTCAAGAGAAGGTGCTAATATATTCAAGTTCCTAGACTTGGGAACAAAACTACTGGAAACAGAAACAGGGTACAGCGTTAACGAACCAGTTAACTACGCTGTTAGATCTGCTATTGAACAGGGTGTTATTGAATTAATATATGAGGGTGTAAGGAAGGAAATGTGGAAGTTTAAAACCACCAAAAAGGAAATAATCAAACCTGTAAAAAGGCTATCCAAAAAGATTAATCAAAAACCAACCGGCGAAGTTAAAGTTCTAAAAGGCAGAAAAGATGGCACTGACTTACCTACTATTACATATACTGCTAAGAAAATAGTATGGACTGGTAAATTACCCAAGCCTCGTCCACTAAAAGAAGTCGATGCATTGGCAAAATGGCCCAATCATAATCTAAAATGTGATAAGACTACTAAGCGATGTCTACCGGCTGAAAAGATAATAATCAACCATATCCCTCACCCATAATTATTTAATATTGTACTTCTTCATCTTTTGTATGAGAGTAACTCTACCGATGTTGAGCATCTTGGCAGCATGAGATTGATTACCCTTGCTACTGTCGAGTGCCTCATTGATTCGAGATACCTCTAACTGTTTAAGTTCTGTATTAAGATCCAATCCATTAAATGAATCTTTAGGCCACATTTCCTCAAACATATCATGGAAGAAGGTGTTTTCTTCTACTGTTCCCATACCTGTATTTAGTGAAACTATTTTCACCGAAATATGCTTATAAGTGTAATAATATTTACACCTTTGCATAAATACTAGTAGCAGTTAATAATTCGAAATTGCTAATAAATAGTTATACGAACCTTATAACTTTGGAACCGGGGGGAGCCAAAATATGAAAATAATTACCGCTGCTATAGCATTTATAGTGGCCATTTTTTTGCTAACATGTCAGTGTTTTGCAAATGACATATATATTCAACAAGTGGGCGATACACTTGACTTGGATATCGTACAGGATGGTCAGAATAACGTAATAGGTACAACAGGGCAAGATGTAGTATTAACTGGTGCCAATATGACGTTTAACATCACACAGACTGGCAACACCAATACAATTGCGGCACAGATCCTCGGTAGTACATATACAGGTACATGGGTATTTACTGGTAGCAGTAACACAGTTGATCTAAAGTGTAGCTCATCAGCAACAGGTGATTGTGATAACGTAACTCTCAATATAGCAGGAACAGGATCAACACAGGACTATACAATTAAAATTGGTGAAGTTGCTGACGCTAGTGCTTCAGAAGTTACATTTAGTGTAACAGATGATGGCACAGTAATAACAACAGATATTGATGGAAAATCAGCAAAAGTTAATGTTACTATTAACAAAAACTCTTCAGTAGCATCAGGTGTTAACAATCTTGATATTAATCTTACTGGTGATGGTGATGTTGCTGGACATGAGATACAGTTAGACACAAAAGGCAGAGGTAATACTATTGTAATCAATCAAAGTGGAATCAATGACAACAAGGTGGATCTTCATACAAATGGAGATGGCGGTAACGTTAACATAACACAGAGCGATTAGATGATTAAACTTTTAATTGCCTTATTACTAATAACAACATCAGTATCTGCTCAGGTTGCGAACGGTGTCGGTGATATAGGTAAGATAAAAGGGTCAGGAGCACTAGAGCGTGGTAAAGAAGTTATCGTTGCTGAAAAAGGCGTAGCAGTACAAATGCAGGATACGGCTGTCACAGCAAGAGCAAGTATGCGTATCGACTTTATAGATGAAACTCGTGTGGACATAACTGCACATAGTAGATTGCTTATAGATGATTTTGTATATGATCCAGCAAATGATGTAGGCAGTTTAAGTATAAAGGCTACATTAGGTACAGTACGTTATGCTAGTGGGCAAATTGCTAAAAAATATAAACAGAATGTAAAGATTCGAACTCCGAGTGCAACCATAGGTGTTCGTGGAACTGACTTTATTATGGTTGTCGACGAACTAGGCGGCTCAATGATTACTCTTCTCCCAAGCTGTGATACAGCGGGCGCCTGCTTCGTCGGTGAAATTAAAGTCGAAACTGATGCTGGGTTTGTTATTATGAACCAAGCGTTCCAAACAACAGTAACAAAACATTCAATGCGTAGACCAAGTCCACCTCTTGTGATTGACTTAGATGAGGATCAGTTGAATAGTTTGTTAATATTGCGTAAACATAATCCTTATGTAGATGAACAGCGTGAGGAGTTCCTAAGGCAGAGAAAAATGGCAGACTTTCTGGGTATTGACTTCCTGCAATTTGATGGTTTAGATAGTGATGCACTGGTGGATAGCATTGAAAATATCTGGGTTACAGCTCTTGATGAGACAGATCAGATGTTGGCTGACATGTTGTATGATATGTTGGATGAACTTAACAAGGCTTTAATGGCTTTGTTTATGGATGAACTTAGTTTACAAAATAGAAGTATGCTAAAACAAGAAGGCAATGTATATGGATATGATCCAAAATCAGGAATTACGTTAAATAAGGAAGATCCCAATTGGGTTTGGATAAGAAACGATTATGATGAAGGCGGGCGTATACGATTAAGATTGTATATGGACCATGGATATAGATTAGATATAAAGCAAGGTGATTATGAATTATACAACTACAGGCTTGGCAACGGCACTGACAATAGTATTAACATTACTCAAGTCAACTAGTTTTGCTAACGATCTTTATGTAAATCAAGTAGGTGACAGTTTGACTCTAACTGTAACTCAGGATGGAGAAAATAATTCAGTAAGGAGTTTGAATACAACTAGTGGCAATGCCCAACTCAGTGGTGCTAATAAAACTTTTACAATAACACAGCAAGGTAACAGTAATAGAGCAGGTGTCTGGACAAACGGTACTACTCAGGTAATGACTCTTACACAGGAAGGTAATTCTAATGTAAGTAAGTTGGACAATCACGGAAACAATAATAATATGTCTGTTGTTATTGACGGCAACAATAATTCTACACATACTGAAATAGGTAATGGTGGCGATATCAATAATCAAATTGCAGTAACAATAGACAATGGTGATAGTAATGCAGTATATACTGAAGTACAAAACGGCAGTACAAATAGTATAGATGTACAAATACATGAACAAAGCAACAACATCAGTAGAGTTACAGTAAATGGCTCCAGCAATAGTATTAAAGCATACCAAGGCAAGCACGAAGATGGCTCAGTAGATTCTGATGAAACTGGCGACAATGATGTGTATTGGATTGTTAGCGGTAGTAACAATAATCTTGCAAGTTATCAAACAGATGACAACAATAATGGTGGACAGCATATTGCAAACTATGTAACAGGTAGTAGCAATGATGTAAAACATACACAGCGTGGAGCAGGTGATCATAAAGGATTCGTAGAAATTACTGGTGATAACAATAATGTTGAAGTATTACAAAGAGGCAACAGCAATGTGCAATTTGCAGATATAGTTTTAGATGACGGACACAATGTAAATGTTTTCCAACGTTACGGATCACATACAACTAATATTGATTTAACAAATGCAGGCGGTGGTTACACATTAGATTTAGATCAAACGGCAAACACAAATCAAACTTACAGTATCACAGGTACATGCACAACCTCAAGTGGCTGTGGACTAACAATTAATCAGTTTTAACCGGTATATAAACGTTTTTAACCTATAAGCAATAAATAGCAGTGGGGGAAGAACAAATATGATAGATCCAATTAGTGCGATTGCGATCGCAACAACGGCGTTTAATACAATAAAAAAAGGCTTTTCCGTTGGCCGAGACATCGAGTCTATGTACTCTGATGTAGGAAGATGGATGGGTGCAGTCTCAGATATTGACCAAGCATCTAAAATGAATAAGAAACCACCATTGTTTAAAAAGATATTTGCCGGCTCTTCTATTGAGGAAGAAGCTATGAATATTTTTGCGGCTCAGAAAAAAGCTGAGGCAATGGAGCAAGAACTTAGAACATATGTTAACATGGTTCACGGTCCAAGTAGTTGGAACGAAATCGTTGCACTTCAGGCTAAGATTCGTAAGGATAGACAAAAGGCAATTTATGCCCAAGCAGAACGTCAACGAGAGATACTAAACGTCATAGGTATAGTCCTATTAGTAGGATTAATTGGTGCCGTGCTTGTAGGAGGCGTTATGATGGCAGTTGATGTGTTCGGACATCCGAGAACTTGGTAAATGACACAGTTCGTATATGGTGACCTAATACTTGATCTTAGTAATTCTAATAAGGCATGCCTGTATAAAGACGACAAACTAATCTTTATGGGAGATGGTTACAAGGCAATACTACAACTTATAAGGCTTAGCAATGATGCTCCTGAAGTTAAAGAAAAGTTCAGAGCACAACTTGAGATGAGAGAGAAGCCTAAATTTAAAAGCAATGATCTAGATGCTTTAAGAAAAGAAGCTCTACTAGAGGAAGAAAAACGCAAATTAGAAATGCTCAAGAAGCCATTATCCAAACGTGCTGGAAAGAAAACATATGATAGGAGACTAATTTGATTCATATCATACTATCAATATTCATGTTAATGTTAATGGCAACTCCAGTCTATCCATCCGGTAAGAACTATGGTGCAACTAAACAATATAGTCGTGAACAACAAATAAGACGTGGTGAGAGAATAGTTGTTCCACATACAACAGGCAGACTTGCTTGGAGGAAGATATTAAAAGGATCTCTTGTATGCATTTATGTTGGTGCTGGAAAAACAAACGAAACTATCTTTACTGGTAAGACTGACAAATGTATGGGAACAATGCAAATACCCTATGAACCAGATGAGAATTTTAATTTAAAAGAAGCAATACAAAAACTAATAGAGGGTGCTGAATGATGCACGCCTTTCTACTAATGGTATACTTGGGTCAAAAGGTAGTGTCTCAAGATATGTATTTTTATGATATTGACGAATGCAAATACTTTGCTGAACGTATGACTAATCAACCAGCAGTTCCTAATCGTGTTGCTGGAGAAGGTGTACCAAAAACTAGAAAGTATATTGCAGTTTGTGAACCTCGTCGAGTTGATCCAGCAAAAACTAAGATTTACTAATAACCGCTAAATAGTAGTACATAATATAAACCGGGGGGAGATAATTATGAACACAAACGAATATGATGTCAAAGTAATTAAAGTCGTTGACGGCGACACAGTAGATGTAGACATTGATCTAGGATTTGGAGTAACACTAACTGATGAAAGAGTTAGAATCATGGGTATTGATACACCAGAATCAAGAACAAGTGATAAAGTAGAAGACTTGTTTGGCGAGGCCGCTAAAGCAAGACTTAAAGAGCTTATGATTAATGGCGGTAAACTTATTACTACTGAAGATCGCAAAGGCGAAGATATGAAAGGCAAGTTTGGACGTATCCTCGGAGATTTTAAAGTAGACTATAACGGTGAAATGAAAAAAGTAACTGAGATTATGGAAGAAGAAGGACATTGTGTTCCTTATTTTGGTGGAAGCAAAGACGACACAGCGTCTGCACATATGGTAAACAGAACACGTTTACTTGCTGAAGGTGTTGTATCACAACAAGACTATGATGCTGCCGTCGAAAAAATGAAGTGATAAGTACTTACATAATCTAAAGGAAAGACTATGCTACCATTCAGAAGATCGGATACTGTTGAGTTAGAGATAACCAGCAAATGTACTCTAGCCTGCTCGCAATGTCCTAGAGTTAAGCAAAAAAACGACAAAGCTAGTTGGGATAATGGTAACATAGATACTGATGTAGTAATCCAAGCAATCGATGATAAGATAAAAAAGATAATCGTATGTGGTGCATATGGTGATGCAATGTACCATCCTGAAATAGACAAAGTCCTTGAATCACTAAGTGATAAAAAGATTCCCTACTCCATGGATACAAATGGTAGTTATATTAAAGATGCAGTATGGGAACGTGTTGCACCTCATATCTCTACAAGAGATGAATGGGTTTTTAGTGTAGATGGCACGCCAGATAATTTTACAACATACAGAGTAAATGGTCACTGGCCAAGTATTGAAAGTGGAATGCGTATCCTAGCTGACTATGGTTGCCAGATTCGCTGGAAATATATTGTTTTCAAGTACAATAGTTCATATGAGGATATCAAAACCGCCTATGACAAAGCATGGGAACTAGGTGTAAGATGGTTCCAACTTGTGCATACAAAACGTGCATCGCCAGGACAATATGTAGCAATGGAAGAGTTCAGTGATGCTCTAAATCAAATAGAAGACTATGTTGGTAGTATTAAAAAAGAAGATTACCCAGCAGGTACAAACAGACCACCCAAACTAAGAATTGATATCCACCCAAGAATTAGAAAAGTAACTGAACAAGCAGGTGTTGAAAAAGTTTTAAATGTAGTAAAAACATCTATAACTAACAATGGCAGAACAATGATCACAAAGTCAAGTAAAGGCGGTACATCACCAGCATATAAGAATATATCTTCTCCCGTAACAGACTACCATACTACTAAAAAGGTATATCCACAATGTGTTAATGTTAAGAACTGGGCACAGTTTATTAGTAGTGACGGTATTTACTTGCCTTGTTGTTATGTAAGAAGTGAGAAAAGTAGTCTTATAGAAGGTGCTGGTTTAACTAATGAAGATTTAGAAAGTATGAGTGTGTATAATCACAGCATAGATGAGATAGTTGTGGGCTCCGGATATCAGAAATTAATGAACAATTTTGATAATATTAGTGTATGTAAAGACAAGTGTCCTGCTAAGAACTAGATAAATACAAGATGAAATACTTAACTCACTGGGCAACGGCTCTTTTAACAGCTTTTGTCCTAATCTTTGTCCACTATACGGATAATTATGTTGTAGAAACGTTACGATTAAAAAGTTTCGATCTAATCCAACAAACAGATGAGCCAATCCATAGTAAAGATATTGCTGTGGTACAAATAGACGAAGCCGCCATAGAAAAATATGGACAGTGGCCCTGGAAACGTGATATACTTGCAGAAGTTATCTGGAAGTTACGTGAAGCAGGCGCAGGCGTTATAGTTTTGCCAATACTGTTCAGCGAGGACGACAGATTAGGTGGTGATGGTGTACTTGCAGAAGCACTAGCTGGCAATGGTATTGTTATTGCACAGACAGGAAGTACACAAGCAAATAAGAATAGTGTTCCTAGAGGGGTTGCCAAAATAGGCGACCCTCTTCCTTTCTTGTTTGAATGGCCTGGTATGTTAGGACCTATACCACTACTGGGCGATAACGCAGACGGAGTGGGCGTACTTAATACTGTACCAGAGATAGACGGTGTTGTACGCAGAGTTCCACTAATCATGCGTGTTGGAGAAGAAACGTATCCTAGTATTGCCGTCGAAGTTATTAGACTGGCAACAGGTGCTCCAAGTTATCAGATCAAAGCAAATCAGGGTGGGATAGAGAAAATCCGTGTTCCGGGCTACCCTATTATCAACACGGATCCTAACGGACAGATCTGGTTACGTTGGAACAAAACATTTGATACAGTTAGTCTAGCAGACGAAGATCAATTCTGGAGTTTGGAAGGTAAGACAGTTCTAGTTGGTATTACAGCAGAAGGACTAGGTGGAATTATTGCTTCACCTACAGGACCCAAGTACAATTATATACCAGCCGCTGTCACACTACAAACAGTACTTGATGGAGATCAAATACAAAGACCATATTGGGCATTCCTAACCGAACTTGCTGCCACGGCAATAGTTGGGTTATCAGTTATTTTACTAGCCGCCTTTGCACCCTACTGGTTAGTAGCATTATCAATTATTGCTATAGGTGGTGGATTAATATGGGCTGTTATGTATGCCTGGACAACACATTTATATCTATTAGACGCAAGTATACCCTTAATTGCACTAGTGCTGGTATCATTACATGCAGTATTCAATAGGTTTGTAAAAGAGTTTCAACTTAAACAACAAATTAAAAAGCAGTTTGAACATTATCTTGCACCAGCAATGGTTAAAAAACTGCAACAAGATCCTAGTTTATTAAAACTAGGAGGCGATACACGTGAACTAACAATTATGTTTACGGATATCCGTGGGTTTACGCCAATTAGTGAACAGTATAAGACAAACCCTCAAGGTTTGACAACACTTATTAATAGGTACATGACACCAATGACTGCTCTTGTAATGGAAAAAGAGGGTACAGTTGACAAATATATTGGAGATGCACTTATGGCTTTTTGGAATGCCCCACTGGATGTTCCTGATCAGAGAAGGCTTGCAACAGAAACAGCCATCCAAATGCTTGAACGTTTAGATTTACTGAACAAGGAGTTAGAGGATGAAGGACTTTTACCGTTACGCATTGGTATTGGGATTAATACTGGTACTGTTGTTGTTGGAAATATGGGCGGTGAGCAGCGGTTCGATTATAGCGTACTTGGTGACGCTGTTAATCTTGCTGCTCGTCTCGAAGGTCAGTCTAAAGCATATGGACTAACATTCCTAATAGGCGAAGATAGTTTAGATATGACTTTGGATTTTGATTATATTGAATTGGATTTAATTGCTGTTAAAGGTAAGACAGAAGGTATACGAATCTTTACTGTATTAATGGAAGACATAGAAGATGAGCAATGGAAGTTATGGCATGATGAAATGCTAATAGAATATCGCAATGGTAATTTTGATCTTGCAATTACAGAGATCAAAAAGTTACAAAAAGACGGCCCACCTACATTAAATGAATACTATAATGTAATGTTAGACCGTTGTGAAGATATGATTGTTAATACTCCAGTTGATTGGGACGGAGTTTATGTAGCTACTAGTAAATAGTTATTTTTTCTTCTTAATATCGTCTGTATCAATATCTATCTTTCGACCAGTGGCTTTTTCGTATTCTTCTTTAAATTCCAATACCATATTCAGCTTTTGAGTTAATCGTATCATATCATTATCTAACATACGAACACGATCAATCAATCCAATCAGTGTCTTATTAGCATCACCGATAACTGGTTTAACTTCAGTAGTTACCCATTTCCAAACATAGTAGACAAAGTAGCCTAGGCCCATTGCCGCAATAATTGGAAATCCATATTGGTTAATTGCATCAACCAAACTAGTTGCCATTACTTTCACCAATCTTTTTTAACCAACCATCTTCAGTTACTTGATAAATATCACCAGGTTTATATAATGATGTTTCTTTTTTTGATCCATCCTTACATAACCCCATCACTTCGCCTTCCCAGTCTCCTTCAACTTTAAAGGCATCTCCGGCTTGAAATATATTATAATCAACCCACATCATGATTCGATTTCCTCACCCTGGGTTATGTTTTGTTGCATGATATCATCATACAAGTTTCCTTTGAATGATAGGTAACCATTATAGTTAACTTCAAATTGGTCTCCGGGTTTAAATATTCCTTGATCTATTGGATCATGCTTGTCGTCTGGATCTGCTTGATTTACTAATCTAAAACCATCCGGTAACTTAATAATATCGTAGTCTTTTAGGTACATGTGTTTCTCCTTAGTCTCGACGTGCGTCCTCTTTTCCTTCGTTGGCCGCTATACGATCTACATTGGGCTTTACGTTTAGAGCGTAACTCATCAATGTATCTATTTTTACCAAATCATTGTTCATAGTTTGTACTCTGTTATCCAATGCGTTGATAATTGCTTTGAGTCCCATTACACTACCTGTAACAGAACCTAATATAAATTTTAGTGTGGTAAAAACAAAGATACCAGATGCTATCGCACCAGCTATCGGAAATCCTACTTCACCAACTAATCTTAAAAACTCCATTTTATCCCCCCGGACTATAATACTATTTATTAAATACTAACATAAATAATAGTATGAAAAGAATGTTAATATTAACCGGCCCGCAAGGCAGTGGCAACCATCTATTCAGCAAAATATTTGCACTACATGAAAAAGTATTTGGATGGAAAACTCTATTGAATACATATTGGGAAGGACATCATTATGAACCTTTTAATAAGTGTTGGAGAGATCCTAAAGAACTGCACCTATTTGATTGGACGCAGTCAGATCACTATGTAACTAGTATCAGTTGTCCATATTTCAAAGACGGTTTACCACAAGTACCTCCTTATCTTCAATTCATAGAAACTTCTTCACTTCACTGTGAGATTGACGTTGTTATAATAGGTAGAGATACAACCATACTGGAGATGCAACAAAAACGAGTAAGAGGTATGGAAACTACAGGATTCTTCCTAGAGCAATTAGAAGATATATATTCAGCACAGACTAATGTAAGTTTTATAAGTCAGGAACTGTTATATCTATATAAGGGAATGTATTTGCAAAAAGTAGCAGACGACTTAGACTTTCCTATTGCATTTTGGGATCCAGAAATTGAAGTTATATTGGAAAAAGATGCTAACAGAAAGTATGTTAAAACTGCAGATGAATATTGGTTAGACTTTGAAGTACAAAAAGAAATTAAAGACAGTAAAGATAATTAACGTTTAATATGTTGAAATGGATAACCAATCATTTCTTCGTACATATCCAACCACAAATCTTCATAGTCTTGTCCCCATACGCCATTCCAAGGACCACCATTAGTAAAATGTAATGCTCTAATACCCTTAACATTAGACTCGTATTCACCTACGAGCCAATTCCATAATAACATTACTTCGCCTATCTGATCATCACGACACCATTCAAACCTATGTAACCATTTTGGACTTTTGTTACTAACACTAAGTGGATGTAGTTGTTTACAACTAGGGTGTTCGTTGTTAAACACTATTAGACTACTCCAATTTTTACGAGGAAAAGTTAATTGAGGTTGGCCTCGGAACTTCTTGTCTGACTTGGGTATATAGTCATGATGCTTACATACAAATACAGCTCTATTTTTTGAGATCATTGAGTTTTCTATATGATCCAACATACTTGTTATGTCATGACGAAATAAAAAATCACTATCTACAAACACACTCCAACCGGTATAGTCTTCCAAATATGGTATTAGGAAACGTGTATAAGTAAACTCTGTACTAGCAGGATCGCCAGTAGGTCTAAAGTATAAATTATTCTCTCTAAGTTCATCTTGTTTTAGATGTATGACGTCAACAGGGTAACGTGCATATTTATGAATACTATATTCACAAACCTCACTTGCTTCTTTTTGTTTGCTATCCCATCCTATATAAATTTTCATTCTTTTTCCATCTCTTTATTGACTCCGCCTGTGAGTACTTATACATGGTCTTGCATTACTAAAATGAAGACTACGATTACTGTCATATTTATGATTTGTATCCTGTAAACTTTCTGGAAAGTTATAGAACTTTTCTGGATACCATAAGTTATTATACTGTATAAACTTAAAATCTCCTAGATAAAAATTGTCCTTTTCGAATCTAATTTCATTAAAGATACTTTTGTCTTTGAACATTCCCATCCTGTGTACACCATCTCTATAACTTAAATGTGGTAGCTCTAGTTTAAAGTCTGGATGTTTGATCTTCTGTAATTTGACACATGCCTTGTGAGCACCAGTGGCAAATGGGCTAAAGTGATTATTTCCACTAACATCAACGCCTGACTTTGTTAGGGTGACATCACAATATTCAAGTTCAAATGTATCATGTCTAATTTGTGGAAACATATCACAAAATTCTTCGGGTGTATCAACTTCAGTATAGGGTGCTGTCCAATGCCAGGGAGTCTGATCTAGTTCAGGATACCATATATAGAAACAACGTATAGTATCCATTGGTTGTAGGAATGAAATAATAAACTTCTTATCACTTCCTGGATGGCTCTGATATCCTCTACCACTTGTATATAATTGTATAGGTGCTTCCTGCCCGTTAATTTTAATGTCTTTACTTAACCACAGTAATTTAAACAATTGATAACAGAGATAGATATCAGTATTACCTGTCCATTCTCTAGGCATACTTTTATTAATAAAATATTCTATTATAGACGGATCCATGTTACGAAATCTTTCTATCTTCTCAGACAATAAACGTATCATATCTCCATGTGTCTTACTTTTCGGATCGGCATCGAACAGTGAACGTAATTGTTTACCACTTGATTCAAATTTTACTACTTTTGCTCTACTAGTTCGATTGATCCAATCATAAAACTTATGTAGTGCCTCTAAGTTTTTAGAGTTAATGCTTGACAAATACATGGGAATCCTATATAATAGATAGTATAAATATATTTATATATCCCAAGGACACTCAAATATGCTAGACGTTTTTATGCTTACCTTTGGTGAGCCAGACGCAGATGCAAACTTCTCAACATTACAAGAAGTGGCGCCTCATGCACAACGCATTGATGGTATAGAAGGTTTGTTAAATGCACATAAAGCCTGTGCAGAAGCCTCCAAGACACAATATTTTTATGTATGTGATGCAGACTGTGTACTACAACCGAACTTTACATTTAAGTTTCAACCAGATCATAGAAAAGAAGCATACCCAGGTGTGCCGGAAACAGAATGTGTTTTTACATATCGTAGCCATAATCCTATTAATGATTTAATATATGGTTATGGTGCTGTTAAGTTGTTCCCCAAAAAGAATCTATTACAAGTAGACGAATTTAAAGTTGATATGACTACGAGCATTGGTGCAAAGTTTAAGCCTATGTTTGAGATAAGTAATATTACACAGTTTAACACAGATCCTTTCAATAGTTGGAGAAGTGCCTTTCGTGAATGTACTAAGTTATCAAGTAATATTATAGATCATAATAAACAAGTTGATGACGCATATAGATTAGAAGTATGGTGTACTCGTGGAGACAATCGTAAATACGGAGAGTATGCAGTATTAGGAGCACAACAAGGGCGTGACTTTGGAACACATTATAAAGGTAATACTGAAGCCCTAAGAAAAATAAACGATTGGAACTGGTTACAGGAGCAATTTAATGGAGCTATCTGAATTTCAAAAAGAATACCATTGGATGTATGGACTAGGTGAATACTTTAATCACAAGGGTCCTGACTACGAAAAACGTTGGGATAATATACATAAAGCCCTATTTCAAAACAATTGGTATAGAAAAAGAGATATACTAATGGAACTTATTGCTATGGATAATAGCAATCCGACACATGTTAAGTCATGGATTAATTTACTTGCACATGAACATCTACCGGAAATTCAAATAAAGCCTCAATTAGTGGTAACATTAATGAGAAAACTTATGCATGAAGATCCAATGTTAGTTAGTATGGCTAGGTTTATTAACCACTTTACTAGTGATGACGATACTCAGGCGGCTCATTTACCAGATCTAAATGACTTCCTAAGTAAAGGACAAGTACAAAGCAAACTGTGGATGGCTGATGCACTCAAAGATATATTTGATGAAGACGTGGGTAATGTAGTATTTTATGGTGGCTGGTATAACTTTTTTGCACACTTCCTATTCGAACACTTTAATGTCGATAACTGTTATAGTCTAGATCTGAATATGGAAACTGTTGAATCCAGTAAAAAGTTATATCAACATGAACATTCAAAAGGAAAGTTTCATCCTTACCATGCAGATGTTACTAAAATTGCATGGAAGAATAATATGATGAACTTTAATGATTTAGCACCCAAAGAAGAAAAAGAAGATTACAAACAGTCAGACAAGTATGACTTCAATGACATTCCTATTAACCTAGTTGTCAATACAAGTTGCGAACATATGGATGACAGTTGGTATGAGAACTTGCCAAAAGGTAAAGTAGTAGTGTTGCACACAAATGATTACTTTAGTAATCCACAACATATGAATTGTTGTGAAGATGTGGAGGCGGCTAAAGTAAAGTATCCTATGTCAGAGATATATTACGAAGGTAAACTAGATACACATTTATATAATAGGTTTATGCTAATCGGAAAGAAATAATGGCCAAATGGTTTAGCTCAGACGAGTACTTAATTTATGAGACAATGGATTTTACTAATATAAAAGAAGGACCTTTTGCTACATACGATGCAATTGCAAATATAGCCAGTCAGCTTTCACAGAATGGATTAAATAAGGGAGTAGATTGGGAACTAACAGAAGTTGGCATTAATACAGATGCTCAACAGGAAATACAAATAGAGTTTAGACGAAGCGAAGATGCTATGCTAATTAAAATAAAAGGACTAGAAAAAGTTCGTGGATGAAGAAGTTGAAATGACAATGCCTGAATTTGATGAGTACTTGGATACTCTAAAAGTTCGTGAGCTACAGAGGGAGGCGGCTAGAGCAATTAGTGTAATCCCTGCTGACAATGACAGCATCTATAAGTTTAACAAAGTTGCCTATCACAATAGTCACCTGTGGTATAAAGCAGTGATTAAATACTATGTAATGGAGTTTGGTGGAATGCCAAGTGAGATAGGTCCAGGCTCTGAAGTTGTATTTGTGGTAGATGACTAATGTATAATTATGAAGATATAAGAGAAGTTCATTTGGAAGTTACACAACGTTGTAATGCGGCCTGTCCTATGTGTGATCGTAATGAGAATGGTGGTGCAGTTAACCAACACATTCGTGGCAATGAGAAAGAACTAAGGATTGAAGATATAAAGCAGATGTTCCCTCCTCATTTTATTGAACAACTAGGCACTATGTACATGTGTGGTAACTTGGGAGATCCTATTAGTGCCAGAGATACATTGGAAATATTTAAGTATTTTAGAAAACATAATAGTCAAATGTGGTTAAGCATGAATACAAATGCAGGAGCCAAGAGTGCTGAGTGGTGGGGCGATGTAGCTAGAGCCATTGGTAGAATGGGTTGTGTTATTTTTAGTGTAGATGGACTTGAGAAAACTAATCATTTGTATAGACAGAATGTTAAGTGGGAATTCGTAGAACGTAATATGAAAGCCTTTATAGCCGCCGGTGGCAGAGCTAGATGGGATTATTTAATATTTGAACATTCAGAATGTGATGTAGAACGTGCTGAACAACTTGCTAAAGAATGGGGTTGCGAACGTTTTATGAAGAAGAAAACTGGTAGATTCTTTAGTAGTGCTAAGAACAAAGGCAAAGAAACACACCAAGCAGTGAATCGTAAAGGTGTACAAACAACTACACTAGCAAAGCCTAAGAAGAAAGAACATCTAAATAGAGCTATAGAAAAAGAAAAAGAGATAGAGAAAACATACGGAAGTATGATGGAATATTACAATAAGTGTGATATTGTATGTAAAGTAACTAAGAACAAAAGTATATTCGTGACAGCAGAAGGCTTAATTATGCCGTGTTGTTGGACAGCCGGGCGTATGTATAAATGGTGGCAACCCGATCCTAAAGTAGAACAGGTATGGGACTTCATCGACAGAGCAGGCGGCAAAGAAGGAATCAGTGCTAAGATACATGGCATTGCAGGCGTTTTCGACAGTGGCATTATGCAAGACATTCAGCATAGTTGGAAACTAAATTCAATCAAAGAGGGCAAATTGGGTGTCTGCTCTCAAAAATGTGGGACAGAATTTGATCCATTTGCTGAACAGTTTAAATAAAAGTGCATTTTTATTGCCTTTTAAGCAGATAATGGTTGACAAAGTCTAAATAACATCATATACTAAAACATAATACAAATTTAAAGGAGAACTCTAACATGAGTGCAACTAAAGACGTTATTCAAGATATCGTTAAAATGACAGCCGGTCTTGGCTTCATTAACGCAGTAAAAGTAACAGGTAATGATACCGAAACTACACTAGACGCTATGGATACAGAAAGAACTGTTATCCTTAAGGCAAAACTACATAATACACTTCCTGAGTTTGCAGGTGAGTTTGGATTAGGTAACTTGGGCTTTTTATCCGGTGTTAGTGCATTGCCTAACTACAAGGAAGATAGTGCAACTATTGACGTTGTAAGTAGAGAACGTAATGGTGTAAGTTCACCAGATCATCTAATGTTTAAGGACGCAGAAGGAAATACTGACCAGTATAGATTTATGTCCAAAGAGATTATTGATCAGAACTTACAAACTGTTAAGTTTAAAGGTACAGAGTGGGACGTTACTTTCGAACCTACTAAGGCAAAGGTAGCTGAACTACAAGCAGTAGCAGGTATCTATGGTGGTATTGAGCCTAACTTTACAGTTAAAACTCTAGATGGTAATCTAGAAATTACTGTTGGCGCCGCTGATGGTTCGTTTACAGGTAAACGTACATTCGCACAAAATGTAGATGGTGAACTTAACGAAGGTTATGCATGGCCACTTAATCAGGTACTAGCAATTCTAAAACTTGGAATGACAGGTACATGTGTATTCCAAATTAGTAAACGTGGTGCATTGCAAATTAGTATTGATACTGGCATTGGCAAGTATGACTATATCCTTCCAGCTCTAACGGTGTAATTAATGGCTAATAAAATTAACTTAACAGAACGTAATAAAGACTATTCAATATTCTTACCGAGTATTAGTAGTTTTTATGATCGTACTTTAAGTAGGTACAGACAGGATGGAGATAACTTCTTTCCTCCTGAACGTATTCCTGAAGGCTTTGAAAATGGTTTAGAAGGATGTGATTTCCTAAAAACTGATGCATACTACCAGTATAAATGGGGATTGTATTCGGCAGGTCATGCTCAACTGGATCTTAAAAAAGCTAATGATCATGATAGTATGGTACAGAAACGTGAAAGAGATAAAACTTTTATCCTAGGCGATTCAGGTGGGTTTCAGATTATTAAAGGTGTTATCCAATGTGATTGGGATAACTTTAAAACAGATGATAGCCTACGTCATACTATTTTAAACTGGTTGGAACATACGGCAGACTATAGTATGATACTTGATATTCCTACTATGGCGGCTAGTGAACCTTATAAACAAAAGACAGGTATACAAAACTTCGGTGAGTGTTTAGATTATACACTTCATAACTGTAATTGGTTTGTAAAGAACAGACAGGGTAAAACAAAATATCTAAATGTTCTACAAGGTCGTAACAAGAATGAAGCTGATACATGGATTGATGCAGTAAAGCATTTACCTTTTGAAGGTTATGCATTTGGTGGTGCTACTAAGTATGATCTCAATATTATGTTACATCACTTACTAAAGTTGAGAGATGAAAAGAAACTAGATCAAGGCGTATGTGATGTATTACACTTCCTAGGTACAAGTAAACTAGACTGGGCGGTAGCACTAACGGCAGTACAAAGAGCATTAAGAGAAACAGTTAATCCTGATATACAAGTTATGTTTGACTGTGCAAGTCCATTTATTGCGACAGCAAAAGGACAAATGTACACACAACACGTTCATAAAAATGATCGATTTGGTTATGTAATGGATAGTGCAACAGATGATAAACGTCTAGCAGGAAGTAATATACAGTTTCCATGGTCAAGTCCTGTAGGTGATAGACTTAAAATGAAAGACATATGTTGGTATAAGCCAGGTATGTTAAACAAAATTGGTAAAGAAGGCAAAACAAGTTGGGATAGTTTAACTTATTTCTTATTGATGTCGCACAACGTTTACCAACACATTGAATCAGTACAAAGAGCTAACGAATTAACTGATGCTGCCAACATGATAAATACAGTTAACCACAAGCATTGGCGTAAATTAAAGAGTGCTAGTAAAGAAGAACAATTCTCACCATGGGTGCCTAGAAACATTCTGTATATTACACAGTTTATTGATCAATTATTTAAAAGTGAAACTCCTTATCAGATGTTACAAGAAGCGGCTCCAATGTTAGCAGACTTTAATGGTAAGAAGAGTTTGGCATCAAGTGCCGATAGTTTCAGCAGTTTGTTTGAAACAGAAGAAGTGCAAAGTGATGTGATTGGTGAATTCAGTACAGAGCAAGAAGACGAAGCAGAGGAGTTTCTGCAAGAAGTTTCATAGGAGGAACATATGTCAATAGATAGTTTAAAAAACCATTTGAAGGCAATAGAAACCAAACACCGTAACATTGATACGATTGTTAATGAAATGACTAAGGCTTTAACATGTGATGACCGCAAGTTAAAGAAACTAAAAACAGAAAAACTTAACTTAAAACAACAGATGATAAGGATCTCAAATGAGATACAACAAACTACTTGACAACAGTATTGTTTGTTGCTATACTAACAAATGTAGAAGGAGAATAACATGGCTACAAAAAAGATCAGACTAACAGATGTAGACGCAGAAACAGAGGTTCCTGCAGTTACTTCAGCACCAGTAGAACTTGATAGTGCTTTCTGGCAGAAATATGCCGAGGCAATTGATTGGAAACTTTGGGAAATTTTAAAACTACTTAGAGCACAAGCAGAAAAAGATAAGGAATAGTAATGACTATTGAAATATCACAACGTCAGATTTGGGTAACATTTCAGAAAGAGGGTATACACTTATACCCTGCCGCAATTAATGATCCAGCACTGGCAACCGGTGGAGCCGATGATGTAAGTTTTCTAGGATATGCACACAGACATATCTTCCACTTTAGAGTAGCTATTGATGTCTTCCATGACGACAGGGATATTGAATTTATTCAGTTCAAACGTTGGCTGGAAAGTTTATATTCAGATGGCACAATTGAACTTAACCATAAGTCATGTGAAATGATTGCAGAAGAATTAGCACAACAGATTCACACAAAATATCCTAACCGTTCTATTACAATTACTGTTGCTGAGGATAACGAGAACGGAGCAACACTAACCTTTAATCCCACAGAGGAAAAATAAAATGTCAAATGTATTCATTGGCGGAATTTATACACTAAGAGATATTAAGTATGATCTACTTAAAATCATCGAGCCATATGATGGTGAAATGTATAATGAGAAGGAAACAGAAACAGTTACTAAATTGTTTACTGCCTTCTTAAGTGACTTGCAAAAAGCATACAAGTTACGAGAATTCCAAATAGAAGTAACTGATAAAACAAATGCAGTTACTTTTGATCTAACTATTAGGATTCATAGAGATCGTAGTCCTAAGAAGTTAAAGATACATGTGGGTCGTATGGTACACTTTAGAGATAGAGTGGCCGCATGACAATCTACATTGTAGATATTGAGGCTGTGGAGAGTCGCTATACCGCTCAGTGGAAAAAGTTTCTGCCAGAGCAAATGAAAGCACACTTGGATACAACGGAAGTTGTAGTTATAAGTGGTGGTGAAGTTCCTCAGGCTACAACGCCTGGGGCTTTTCTTAACTTTGGAGGTACAAATGTATACAAAAGTAGCCAACTTATGCAGATCGCTACTATGGTTTGTAACGGAGATATTAAAACTGGCGATTACTTTCTCTATACTGATGCTTGGAATCCTACTGTTATCCAACTCCGCTACATGGCTAGGCTTCTTGGGCTTGATATCCGCATTGGTGGCCTGTGGCATGCTGGTAGCTACGATCCTCAGGATTTTCTCGGTAGACTTATAGGAGATGAAGACTGGGTACGGAATGCAGAAGCAAGTATGTTTGACTGCTATGACGACAATTACTTTGCAACACAATTCCATGTAGACTTATTTAGAAAAAGTTTCCATGATGTAGATGAAGACAAAGTACAGATTGTTGGCTGGCCAATGGAATATTTAAAAGATGAAATTACGCCATTTGGTGGCAAGGATAAGTTTGATATGATCCTATTTCCACACAGAGTGGCACCGGAAAAACAAGTGGATATATTTAAAGATCTAGCACTACATATGCCTGACTATAGATTTGTAGTAGCACAAGAGTTTCCATTATCAAAAGAAGAATACCATAATTTACTAGCAACAAGTAGAATGGTTTTTAGTGCTAACCTACAGGAGACATTAGGAATTAGCTGGTACGAAGGTGCTTTAGTTGATACAATTCCATTTGTGCCTGATAGGCTTAGTTATAGCGAAATGGCTACACCAGAAGTATTATATCCAAGTGAATGGACAGAAGACTGGGATAGTTATATTGCGAACAGAGATAAGTTAATCGAACGTATGAGAGAAGTACTCGATTATCCAAACACACCTGAAGTCTGCAAAAACGTAGTTGATAAACTACAGGACTTCTTTAATGGAAAACAACTATACAATACAATAAAAGGAACATAGTATAATGACAAAGACTTCCGATAAAATTAAACAAAGACTTGAAGATAACAACGTTAGGTATTGGGCTAACGACAACATTGCTGATTACATCGAAGAAGGTGAGAAACAAGCATTGATTGATGAGGCAGTACCTGCCTTTGAAAACGTATTACAAAGTTTACTTATTGATACAAAAACAGATCCTAACAGTATGGATACTGCAAGGCGTATGGCAAAAATGTATATCAATGAGATTATGTCTGGTAGATATGAGCAAATGCCTAACCCTAGTAGTTTTCCTAACTACATTGAAGGTGGCTATGAAGGTATGTTGGTAGTGAGAAGTGAGCTTACAAGTTTATGTTCGCATCATCATCAGACAGTAAAAGGCGTAGCATACATTGGTATTATTGCAGGACCTAAACTATTGGGACTTAGTAAGTATTCAAGAATTGCACAATGGTGTGCAATGCGAGGCACACTACAAGAAGATCTAAATGTTATGATTGCCAATGAAATTCAGAAAGAAACTGGAACAGAACACGTTGGTGTTTATATCCAAGCAACACATGGTTGTTGTGAAAATAGAGGAATTAGAGCTCATAGTAGTTTAACACAAACAACAGTTCTACGTGGAGCATTTAAGGATGATCCATCAGTAAAGAAAGAATTTACTGACAATGTGAAACTACAACAAGAGTTTGCACAGAAAAATTAAAGGAGGAACAATATGTTCTCAAGTATTAAAAATATGTTCAAGACAATTTTTGGCGGCAATGCTGAAACTGTGGAAAGCATAGACAAAGTAGACAATCCAAATATGACTACACCTGTAGTTATTAAAGCCCCCAAGAAGCCTGCTCCCAAAAAGAAGGCGGCTCCTAAGAAAAAATCGACTGCTAAGAAAAAAGCAAAGTCGTAGATTTCCCCCCTGGTGAAGCCAGGGTAACAACTGGCTTCACCCTTTTAATTGGAGAAGAATATGAAAGACCCTGTTATACAAGATTTAGTAGACGAATTCTATCTAAACGTAGCTCAACTTAATAAGACTTGGGCTAAGTTAACAAGCAAAGGTGTATGGATTAATACACAAGTGGAAGGTGAACACACTTTTGGTTCGCTAAAAGAGATTACTGTCTTAAAGGTAGAAGAGACAGTTGATTACTCAAAAACAAGGAAAACTAAAAATGGTAAATAAGGTTCATTATACTTGGAAAGATATAGAACATATGATCCAGGTTATTAACAATCTAATGTTTATGGATGGCTGGAAGCCTGATTATGTTGTGGGATTAACACGTGGCGGGCTTGTTCCTGCTACAATCATTTCGAACATGACTAACATACCAATGTATGCACTTGATGTAAGATTTAGAGATACTGGTGGTAATTATACAGGTCCTGAGTCTAGTGGTTGGATGGCTTCAGATGCAAGAGGCGAAGGCCCTGCAGGAGTTACTGGTGATCACTACAAAAAGAACATACTTATTATTGATGATATCAATGACACTGGCAAAACTCTACAGTGGATTAAAGAAGACTGGAAAACAGATTCTTCTTGGGGAGATAATGTGAGAACTGCCTGCTTAATTGATAATGCAGTAAGTGGCTTTGATAGTTTAGATTATACTGCACTTGAAATAAACAAAGAAGAAGATCCTGTTTGGATTGTATTCCCCTGGGAAGGCGAACGAGACTATGGGTGTACCTGATAAACTTTCAGTACCGGAAATGTATGAGAATATCAGTTTACGTTTAGAGATAATAAGTGAAATAATGGATGAACTACTAGAAGAATACCCCACTGAGCGACATAGAATACCAGTTGAAACAAGAGTACAACAAAAACTTATGCTCAGAAAACTAGCAGGAGAGTGAAATGGCAAAAACATTTACTGTAGAAATATTTGGTTACGGTGCTGAAATGTGTGTCGGTAAAATTACTAAAGAACAATATGAGTTTTGGGAAGATCAAGATGAAGAGGTTACAATAAACCATGCATTTTGGGATCCTTATGAAACAGACTCAGACGATGAACACCCTAACCCAATAACTGATGATGCTGATCCACGTTTCCTGGGATACTGGCATGAATGTGATGACATAGAACATTGCAATGGTGCAATGTTTGATGGCCTAACTGTTGTTATAACAGATGAAGATGGCAAGGAAGTATATAACGAACACGATATCGAATGTGATTTTGAACACATTGATAAAGATGATCTAGAGCCTGGATACTATGTACATGGTTGGAGCTCAGAAAAAGGTGGATTCTTTACTGGTGAATTTGAAGCAGAAGAGTTTGATATAACAAAGCTAACATTCTCAGGTACAGATATATTAGGCGACCAAATGGTTGATAGTGTCATGTATAATGATGAGTATATTGATAATGAAGGTGGTGACACTAGGGGCAAAGGTAGTGGAATCGAATTCTTTGAAGTTATCTAATAGTTATCCTAGAGGTAAATTAGAGGTAATTGCAGGGCCAATGTTCGCTGGAAAGAGTAGCGAACTACTAAAACGTCTACTATTCATTGAACATAGTGGATATAAAATAATAGCTTTAAAGCCAGTAGTAGACGATAGATACGATACCAAAAGCATTGTAACTCATAACCAATTGAGTCACGATGCTATTTCTGTAATTGACTTAGAATTAGTCAAGGACAATTATACAATAAAACCATATAACTTCCATACTGTATTCATAGATGAGGTACAGTTTTTCGATACCAAAGAAGCAGTATGGTTTGTAGAAGAAGGACTTAGGGAAGGCGTAAACTTTGTATGTGCTGGTTTAGATCAGGACAGTAGAGGTGTTCCATTTGAGACAACGGCTAGACTATTAGCACTAGCTGATGAAGTTATTAAGATTACTGCTTTCTGTAATGTATGCGGACAGTCAGCAAGTAAAACACAAAGACTAAGGGATAGTGGAGGAAGAGTTGCTGTCGGCGGCGTTGGACAATATGAACCCAGATGTCATACACATTGGATAAGCAAATAACAAAAGGGAAATATAATGGATACTAAAGAACAAGATGAGTACAAACGTCAAATACAGGAATACTTTGAAAAAGGTGGCAAGATAACTTATTGTGAACCTGAAGCAAGAACGGCAGAAATAACTTACAAATTTCAACGTGGCAGAAAGAAAGCCCAACCCAAAGAGGAAGATTCCGAATGAGAATAGCAATCGGTAGTGACCATGGAGGTTACGAACTAAAACAAAAAATAAAAGAATATCTAAGTACAACTGAACATGCTTTTGTGGACTTAGGATGCACAGACGAAACCAGTGTAGACTATCCTGACTATGCAGAAAAGGTTGTACACTATGTATCACACAACGGATATGATTGTGGTGTATTGTTATGTGGCACAGGACAGGGTATGGCAATGTGTGCTAACAAACACAGAAAAATAAGAGCGGCATTGTGTACCGATATAAACATGGGAGAACTTGCACGTTCACACGGAAACTGCAATGTACTATGTATGGGTGGACGTATTACTGATCACACTCTTGCAATCGAAATACTAAAAAAGTTTATAGAAACAGAATTTGATGGTGGCAGACATCAAGACAGGATCTCAAAATTTAGTGAACATGTATTATGAACTATTGTATAGCAGTATTTGGTTGTGGCTTTGTTGGTGAAACTGTTGCTAAGTTTTTAGAAAAAAACCATGTAGAAGTTATTAGAGTTGATCCAGAGTTGTATGCAAGTAACAATCCACAACAAGCAATAGAAGAAGCAGATGGTATTATTATAGCAGTACCAACACCCAGCAATAAAGACGGAACATGTGATGATAGCATTGTGCAATCAGTAATGGAAGCAATTCCACTTGATCATAAGGTTTTACTTAAAAGCTCTGTAACGTTTGAATGTCTACGTGACTATGAGGATAATGTAGTATACAATCCAGAGTTCCTACGTGAAGCATCAGCAGAAGAAGACTTCTATCAGCAGGAACAATTTATACTTGGACATAGGAACAACAGAAAAGATGCTGAATGGTGGGAAGACTTGTTTAGTGAATGTTTTGGACATAAACTAAATACTGTATACTGTACTACGGAAGAAGCAAGTATGATAAAGTACACTCACAATGCCTTCCTAGCAACAAAGGTAGCATGGTTTCATGAACTATATGCAAATATGCCAGCTGGAATAGACTATAATAAAATAACAAAAGCTCTAGGTAATTTTAGTCGTATAGGTCCTGATATGATGAAGGCACCAAATGCACAAGGAAAACTAGGATATGGTGGAAGTTGTTTCCCTAAAGATGTTAAGGCACTAACGAAAGTTATTGATCATGACATATTAGAACAAGTTAAAAAGACAAATAGGAAACTAAATGGATAAGTTATTTTGTTTTGGATGTGATTCTAATAAATGGCCTGATATAGTAGCAAAGGGTTTAGAGTTAGAATTAGTGCATAGTCGAGGTAATACTAATAAAGAAATATGGGAACGTGTTCAGTATTACTTCTTTAACCAAAAAACTACAAAAGATCTAGTTATAATACAATGGACTTACTTGGATAATCAATCCTTAGAATGTATTACTAATACTAACTTGTTAATACATCATACAAATCTAATGCTTAACAAACATGGAATAGAAAACTATAACTTATTTGTTAGAAGTGGCTTTCCTAGAGAATTGTTTAATGATGTTCAGTTTTTAGATTGCCGTAGAGATGAATGTTCAGAACAACAACACGGACAAAATGTACTAGAAGAAATAAAAAAGGCTAAAGAAACCTTGACAATGTATGTAAATAGTAGTATAATGGAACAATAATAGTACAAAGGAATAATAAATGAAATTACGTTATAGTGAAGCATTTTATAGTGTACAAGGCGAAGGTAAATATGTGGGAGTACCTAGTGTGTTTCTGCGTACATTCGGTTGTAATTTCCGTTGTATGAACTTTGGTTTAGGCAAACAAGAACCCAGTCGTGCAGAAAAACATGCACAAGGACAAAGGTACAATCAGGAAGTAAAAGATTTAATTAATGCAGGTGTACATGAAAATACTAAAGTATTTGAAGACTTGCCAATTATACACACAGGTTGCGATACATATGCAAGTATCTATCCTGAGTTTAAACACTTTAATAGACAAGCAGAAGTTGAAGAAGTAGTAGAACATTTACTTAGTCTAACTCCTGAAGGCAGATGGACAATGGATAATGGACAAGATGTGCATCTTATCCTCACAGGCGGTGAACCGTTGTTAGCATGGCAAAAATTATATATAGAATTATTTGAACACCCACGTATGAAGGATTTAAAAAATGTTACATTTGAAACAAATACTACACAATTGCTCCACAAAGATTTCAAGGAGTACCTCAACAATCAATCAAGGATTAGAGTCACTTGGTCTTGCTCCGCAAAGCTATCAGTTTCTGGGGAGTCTGAAGCAGACTGCATTAAGCCTAATGTGGCTACTGATTATGCTAGTGTATCTGGCAGTAACATTTATCTTAAATTTGTCGTGGGCGATAGGGCTGATATTGAAGAAGCTGGTCGAGCTGTTGAGACATTCCGTATGGGAGGTCTCGAGTGTCCAGTATATTGTATGCCGCTTGGAGGACGTAGTGAAGAGTATAATCTCAACGTTCAAGAAGTCGCTGAAGTATGTATGGAACGGGGGTGGAGATTTACACCAAGACTCCACATCAGTCTCTTCGGAAATGCCTGGGGAACCTAAAATACACCCAAAAGTAGATAGAGCAAATAAGGCTCCAATTGATATGGACAAAGTTAGAAAGGCAGGTTATTAAATGACACGACAAAACGACTACATCTTCACTAGCGAAAGTGTTAGTGACGGTCATCCAGATAAAGTAGCAGATCAAATTTCAGATGCACTTGTTGATGCTGGCCTGAAAGCAGGTGACGATACAACAAGGGTAGCAGTTGAAACACTAGTTACAACCAACTACGTTGTAGTAGCTGGAGAAGTAAAAAACTTTAACGTTACAAACGATGAAGTAGAACAAATTATTAGAGATAAAGTAAAAGAAATTGGTTATGAACAGGATGGATTCCATTGGAACAAATTAACTGTTGACAATAAAACAATCAATAACCAACTACATTCACAGAGTGCTGATATTGGTTTAGGTACAGATGACTTTGGAGCAGGCGATCAGGGTATTATGTTTGGTTATGCAACTAATGAAACAGAATCATTTATGCCAGCACCTATACATTACTCACATGAGATACTTAAAAATTTAAAAGCAAAAAGAGAAGATGGCTTTGAATATATGTTGCCTGATGCTAAGAGTCAGGTAAGTATAGAATACAGTGGTGGTAAGCCCAAACGTGTTGATCAAGTTGTTATTAGTAGTCAACATACTGAAGGTTTTCAACACAGTATCAAGATGCCGTTAAAACAGGCGGCAGTAGAAGTATTGGGAGACTTAATAGATGAATTTACTATATTCCATCTTAATCCTACTGGCAATTTTGTCATTGGTGGCCCTGATGGTGACACAGGAGTTACTGGTCGTAAAATTATCGTTGATACTTATGGCGGTTTCGCTCCTCATGGTGGCGGTGCTTTTAGTGGTAAAGACCCTACTAAAGTAGATCGTTCAGCGGCATATGTAGCCCGTTGGATTGCAAAGAATGTTGTAGCAGATAATATGGCAGACTGGTGTAGTATACAACTAAGTTATGCTATCGGCATAAAAGAACCCACAAGTATCTACATTGATTCAAACGGACATAATCGCAGTATACACAAGCATATTATAGATACTATTGATTTAACACCTAAAGGTATTATTGATAGATTTGATATGTTTAATTTTAACGAATACAGTAAAAACTGTACATATGGACACTTTGGTAGCAAAGAAGTGCCGTGGGAAAAAATAGGATGGGACTCAAACAATGTTTACGAAATTAAAAAATATATTTAACTCTAAGAAGGCTGTTAAGAAAGCAGGTAAAACTGTATCTAAGGTCAGTGAAAAGGATCAAGCGACAGCAAAAGGCGAACCATATGTTAGAGTTGTTAATGTAGATCTTAATGAAGAAAATCCTAGTGATGGTTTCTTTGAACTGGAATGGAACAAAATATTCGTAGATAAACTTAGGGAAAATGGCTATAGTGGAACTACTGAAGAAGAGATTGTTGACAGTTGGTTTACACAACTCTGCCGTAACATTGGCGATGCAGACGATTATTAAAAAGTTCTTGACAACCGTGAATAACGGTGTTATTATCACAGTATAACAATAAGGGAACTAACATGGAAACCTATATACTAGTAGATACTGCTAATATGTTTATGAGAGCAAGACATGTCGTACGTGGTGATGATATGTATACTAAAATTGGTATGAGCTATCATATTATGTTTAACAGTATTAATAAAACTTGGCGTGACCAGAATGGTAGTCATGTTGTTATTTGTTTAGAAGGACGTAGTTGGCGTAAAGACTTTTACGAGCCTTATAAACGTAATAGAAAAGCAGTATTGGCGGCTAAGACAGATCGTGAACAAGAAGAAGATCAACAGTTCTGGGACGCCTTTGATGAGCTACAACATTTCTTCTTAGACAAGACTAACTGTACAGTATTACAACATGGGCAATGTGAAGCAGATGACTTTATTGCACGTTGGATACAGAATCATCCTGACGACAATCATATTATTGTTAGTAGTGATAGTGACTACTATCAGTTACTGAGTCCTAATGTTAAACAGTACAATGGTATTACACAAGAACTTATTACAACAGAAGGTATCTTTAATGACAAAGGTAAGCCTGTTATGGATAAGAAGACTAAGGAGCCTAAACAAATAGGCAATCCTGAGTGGTTATTGTTTGAGAAGTGTATACGTGGCGACAGTAGTGATAATGTGTTTAGTGCTTATCCAGGTGCTCGTAAGAAAGGCACTAAGAATAAAATAGGACTAGAAGAAGCATTTGCAGATAAAGATGCAAAAGGCTTTAACTGGAATAACTTTATGCTACAACGTTGGTTAGATCATGAGAACGTAGAGCATCGTGTACTAGATGACTACAATCGTAATATGCACCTTATAGACTTAACTGCACAACCTGAAGAAATTAAGACAGCTCTTGATGCCACAATTGTTAAACAAGTACAACGTGATAAGGTAGCACAGGTAGGTGTACACTTTATGAAGTTCTGTGGTAAACACAGTCTAGATAATATAAGTAAGAACCCAGGCGATCATGCCGTATATTTAAATGCAGGATATCAAAATGGATAATATAAACTACCAAGACGCACTTAGTGAACTCAAGCAATCAATATGTGAAGTCACATTTACTAAGGTAAATGGCGATACTCGTATAATGACTTGCACATTACAAAAAGATCTTATTCCACAAGCAATAAAGAAAGATCCACTAACTGAAACAAAAGTTCGTGAGATCAATGAGAACTTTATTAGTGTGTGGGATATTAATGCAAAGGGCTGGCGTGGTTTTCGTGTAGCCAATATAATTGCATTCAAGCAAGTTGCTGATGTATAATGCTCAAGAAGTAATCAAAGGTAAATTTTGGATTGTAAATAGTGCTTACGGAAAAGTTGGCACTCTTCGCAAGACAGATGAAGCCTATGAGTTTTTTGATCAGACTACTTGTACAAAAAAGTTGTTGGATAGTCCCGACGAGTTATTTAAATTTTCATCTACAGATAGAACTAATAAAGAAGAACAGGACGAGCTCAAAGTAAACGGCTTTCCCACTGGTTCATCCACGGCTGTGGAAGACACTCATGATGTATTACCTGTATTTAGAAAGACAGTAACATCAAAAACTCTTCACGGAGCAGGATACTATATTGTAAAATTTGAAGGCATGGGTTGGCAATGGGCGTTCGCACCCAAGCTATCGACGTTGGATAAATACACATACGAAGGTCCTTACCTCACAGAATGGGAAATGAATTTGGAACTCCGTCGCAAAAAGAGAGAACCAAATGACGAATACAATAAAATCAATAGGGACACTTTTCCTAATAGTTAGTGCGGTCAGTTTGATCAGCTACTATATTGGGATATATAACAAGCATCACCCCGACTTACAAAACCTTTCAACTAACGTTATGCTATCAACTGTTGTGGTACAAGTTACAACGGTAGATCCTGCTATGGAAAGATTAGCACGAGCTAGTGGACAAACAGGTTCTGGCTCAGGCTTCTTTGTAAAGGTTGACGATGAACATGCATGGGTTGTAACAAACCATCATGTTATAGAATCCTTCATGGCCTATCCAGACCAATTAGTAATAAATGTATTAACTGCTGATAGACCCTGGGTATACAATGCTGAGTTGATTGGTACTGATGTTTTGTCTGACATAGCAGTTTTAAAAATTAAGAAGAAGGATATGGAAGACAATTGGAAAGCATTAAAGTGGGCTGACGAAGATTCATATCTTGAAGGTGAACCTGTTTTAACAATAGGTCATGGGTTAAATTTGCAATGGACAGTAACCACAGGTATTATATCAGCTTTAGACAGAATACAATTCCAACCATTACAATTTATGATGCAACATGACGCCGTCATTAATCAAGGTAATAGTGGTGGTCCACTAGTGAACTACTCAGGTGAAGTTGTAGGTGTTAACAATATGATTATTAGTCCAACTATCAACGGCTTTGGATCAAGAAAAGGCTGGGATGGTATTGCTCTAGCGATTGCAGGCTGGCAGGCAGAAAGAGCAGTGAATAGTATATTAGATATAGGTAGAGTTGTTTATCCTAGATTTGATGGGTTTGCCATTGTCAATCCTACTATTAAGGAAGCTCAACATGTACATAATACATTAGGAGCAAAACGTAGATCCTATGCAAAAATTTCTGACGTTGATGAGACAAAGGAAGCATATAAAAGTGGTATGCGAAATGGTGATATAATGACAGCAGTTGACGGTAAAGACGTTTGGGGATTAATTCACTTTATCAAAGCATGTATGCACAAACAACCTGGAGATATTATTAAGATAACATTGTTGAGAGGTACAGAAAAATTTACTATAGATTATAAATTACTTACATTTCCAGATTCAGTTGAACCAAAAGAAGATAGTCGTATTAAGATATTGCCCGCTCCTAGGTAGTATTCATTAAGTTAGTATTTAATTGCAAATGGTATAAATACTTGTACTAAATGGAGAACAATATGGCAAGACCTAAACCAACGATAATCTTAGACTACACAGATAAAACTTATAAGAGTGAACAAGTATTACAGGCTGACGCCATATATGCCGTTTTTTATCAGGGTAATCCTATCAACTTGAGAACCCAACATAGTCTTATTAATTATCCAGGACCTAAATATAAAAAAGTATCATTTTCAAATAGTGGACATGCTTTTAACCTAGCAGACAGACTAAACAAACAATTCAACTGTAATAAATTTACTGTTGTTAGATTAATACAGGGTGAAATTGTAACACGGAATGACAACAACTGATTTACAGGATCAAATATTAAAATCGTTTGGACTGGAAAAAACAATGTTCAAACAAATGTTTTATAATAAAAAAACTCTCAGACTAACAAAACGTGGCAGAGATATGTTAAAGGCGAAATATGCCTTTTGGATATTCGACGATCACGAAATGGTAAGTAAGGATAGTATTTCGTTACAACGTAAAATGACTTACCCTTATTTTATGGACAAAAGAACGCTAATACTCTTTACTGAGGTAGATGCATTTATGGTCAAGATGGCGGGAGTTAAAGGATGGATAGATGGAAAATAAAATAGAGGAGTTGGGAGTACCAAAAAGTTTCTGCTTTGCTCCCTATACTAACTTAGATTTAGATCAAGACGGATCTTTCTATCCATGTTATAGAAGTAAAGTTAGACAGGGAAAATGGAAAGACGGCAAGGTAGTGGAAGCATACAATAACGAAAGTATGCAGGAACTTCGTGATGATCTATGGCACGGCAGAGAAAATGATAACTGTATTCAATGTCATAGAAGAGAGTCTGAAGGACAAAGATCAACTAGACAACAATACAATGAAGATGTACTTGATAATCGTATTGAATCAACAGAGTTTGTTGAGAAAATTATAGACAATCATTTAGTTGCAAGAGTAGAAGATATACATACTATGGAAGTTCGTCCACATGGAATGTGTACAAATGCCTGTGCTCACTGTGATGAAAATAGCAGTAGCAGATGGATTGCCCTACAGGATCTTGACAATACACCTTTCCTAGAGAACTATAAAGATGAACCCAATGTATTGGATGATCTATATAACAAAGCAACAAATTTAAAAGCCATACACTTTACAGGTGGCGAGCCTTTACTATATGAAAAGACACACCTACAACATTTACAAAACATACCCAATAAAGAAACAGTTGAACTTAGGTATCACAGTTCCTTAAAAACTTTACCTGGAGATGACATACGTGAAATATGGAAAACATTTGGTCACGTTAAAATTTTCGTTAGTTTAGATACAAGTGAAAAGTTTTATGCATATTTTAGATGGGGAAGTAATTGGCCAACTACAATTGAAAACATAGAAGCAATACGAGATATAGTTGAAATACAGGCCACAATCACTGTCAATATATTAACAATGTTGGATATTGTTCCTCTTATAAACTACTTAGTTGACAATGATATTGGAATGAACTCAAGTTTTGTGGATCCTCCACACCAGCTTAGTTGTGTTTATCTTCCAAATAAGTTAAAAGCAAGAGCATGTGGAGAACTAAATCAAGCTCGTTTTAAAGTACAACAATATAAAACTCCAAAGCATATGAGACTAGCAACAAAATGGTTAGCAGAGATTCAAGAGTTTATGATGAGCCAGGATCATGGTAATAGTTGGCCGAAAGATACTATCAATATGTTTAGAACCTTAGATCATGTATATGGATTATTAATTAAAAACTATGATGCAGATCTTGACTTTGCCGTGCCTGTAAAATGAAAGAATATTTAAAAGACTTTTGGTTTTGGTATAAAGACTTCGGTGTGAAGTACGGTTGGTTCTGGGCTTTTGGTTATGCAAGATTTAATGCATTATACTTTAATAGAAACGGCCAGTGGAAACGTAATACAAACGGAGAAATAAATGAAAACAAGTGATTATGTCTTGCTTTATATCGTAAGTATTGCTATAATATATGCAAGTGTTGGAATTATGATGGAGAATTACGGATGAAAGATAAATTTAAACAAGCATATATGGATGTCGCAGAACGGTTTGCACAATTAAGTACTGCTGAACGACTCCAAGTAGGTGCTATTGTAGTTAAAGATGATAGGATTATTAGCATTGGTTACAATGGAATGCCAAGTGGCTGGGATAATATATGTGAAGATGAAGTAGAAGAAAACAATATTACACGCCTAGTAACTAAGACAGAAGTACTACATGCTGAAACAAATGCTATTTCAAAACTTGCTAGGAGTGTAGAAAGTGGAGAAGGAGCAACTATTTTTGTTACTCATGCACCCTGTATTGACTGTGCTAAGATGGTTTATCAAGCTGGTATCAGTACAATATACTACAAAAACGATTATCGTTCAGCTGGTGGGCTGGAATTCCTCAAAAAATGTGGATTAAAAGTAGAAAAGATTTAAAAAGATTTACAAGTCCTTGTTATATAAGGTTTTTATTTAACAGTTTTAGGTTGACAGTAAGACGTTTTGGTGTTACTATCTATATATAAGCTAAAGAAACAAGGAGATGCTTTCAATGACAAATGTACAACTAGACCAAATCCCAACTATTATCCAAGAAGCCAAAGAAGCCGCTTTTACAGCCGCTGATAAGTTTTTTAAAGAAAAACTAAACGGTCAGGACCAATATGCATGTGGATTTGCATGGGTTAACATTTATGGTATTAAGATGAATACCAAAGTAGGTAAGGCTTTTAAAGAAGCAGGTCTTAGAAAAGACTACACAGGTGGTATTAATATGTGGAATCCATCAAAGTATGGTTGTCAAAATGTAGATACATTAGAAGCAGGTGCCCAAGCGGCCGCTGATGTGTTTAAAAAGTATGGCTTTAGAGCATATGCTGGTTCAAGGTTAGATTAATAAAAAGGTTGACAATACACTATTATAGTGTATACTTAAAATAAGAGTTAAGTTAATATTTCAGGAGAATGTAAATGACTACAACAATTTCAGAAGCTCGTACTGTAAGAATTTCCGAAGCCAATCGACTTATTGTCAAGGCTTTTAGTAAGAAACGTCCTGTATTTTTATGGGGTCCTCCAGGTATTGGCAAGTCTGAACTTGTTGATGGAATCGCTAAATCAGAAGTGCTGGGTAGAACGCTTGTTATTGACATGCGTCTTGCCCTTTTTGAGCCTACTGATCTGCGAGGGTATCCTGTTCCTGACGTAGCTAATGGTGTAATGCAATGGCTCCCCCCGGCTGATTTGCCCACACAGGAAACTGCTCAGGAATGGGATACTGTAATTTTATTCCTAGACGAACTTAACTCAGCGGCTCCTAGCGTTCAAGCGGCCGCTTACCAGCTGATACTTAACAGACGTATTGGTCAGTATAAACTGCCAGAAAATGTTGTGGTAATTGCAGCAGGTAATCGTGAGACAGACAAAGGTGTTGCTTATAGAATGCCTAAGCCACTTGAGAACAGGTTTGTACACTTTGAGCTTCGTGTAGACTTTACTGATTGGTTAAATTGGGCAGTAGATAACAATGTCAATGCTGATATAGTTGGTTACTTAACATTCGCTAAGAACGACTTATATAACTTTGATCCACAAAGTTCAAGCAGAGGATTCGCTACTCCTAGGGCATGGACTTTTGCAAGTGATCTATTAGAAGACGATGATCTTCCAGATAGTTTAACTACTGATCTAATTGCAGGTTGTGTAGGCGAGGGTGTAGCAATTAAGTTTATGGCACATAAAAAGATTGCAGGCGACTTGCCCAATCCAACTGATGTACTTGACGGTAAAATTAAGACATTAGAAACTAAAGAAGTTAGTGCCATGTATGCTCTTGCAACCAGCCTATGTTATGAGTTGCGAGAAAGAAACCAACGTGGTGAAAAAGCTAAAAACTTAGATAGCTATCACAAGGCATTTAGTAACTTTATTGGCTTCATGCTAGATAATTTTGAGACTGAGATGACTGTTATGGCTAGTAGGATTGCTATGCAAAACTATAAACTAGTTCCAAAGCAGGACAAAATTGAAAGATTTAATGAGTACTTTGAACGTTATGGTAGACTCGTACTTGACGCCTAAACTGAAGGAGGGAGAGACAATTGATCTTTCCCTTTTTCAACCACGTGAACGGGTTAGTATTCGTTTATATGGATTAGTGAATAAGGACTGGACACCCCAGGATGTATTTGAATATAAAACCAAATGGAAGCCAGAAGCAGAAGTGGTAAATATTAGAGGTAACTTAGACAAAGCCCAAGCCTGGTGTAAGACACATTTATATATGCAGGATTGGGATATAGTAAAACATGCAATGCCAGACGATAGTCACAATGTTTTATTTAAAAATGCCAAAGAAGCAATGCTATTTAGGTTAAGTTTAGGTTGACAAGTATACAATTAGATAGTATACTATAGGTAGAATTAAAGAACAGGAGTTCATATGTTAAAGACTGCAGAAGAACGTATTACACAAAGTAGGGTTAGGTTATTATTAACTAAGCCATTCTTTGGTACATTGGCTACTAGATTGCGTCTACAGGAAGTTGAATCTATTCCTACTGCTGGTACAGACGGTAGGCATTTCTACTTCAATAGAGAATTTATTAATCGTTTAGACGAAGGTGAACTTGATTTCCTAGTTGGACATGAAGTATTACATTGTGTATATGATCATATGCAGGCACGTGGTGATAGAAACCATGTACTGTATAATATTGCATGTGATTTTAATATTAATATGGAACTTATTACACAGAATATTGGTAAACTAATTGGTGAAGATAAACTAAACGGCGGCAAGCCTTGTTTAGATTGGAAATACCAGGGCAAGAACAGTTACGAGATTTACGATGAATTATTCCAGAGTGCAGAAGACGGCGGAACAGACGATCTAGCAGGTATGGACATTCATTTTGATGGTGAAGATGGTGACGGTGAAGGCTCTGGATATAAAGATGGTAATGGTAATCCTATTAAAGGTATGTCAGAAGAAGAAAAGAAGGCGTTAGGCGACGAGATAAAGCAGGCTGTTATTAATGCAGCTCAGGGTGCAGGACAAGAAGTACCAGAGACTATTAAACGTATGGTAGCAGAGTTGACAGCACCTAAGCTGGACTGGACAGATGTACTTCGTGTAAGTATTGAAAGCAGTCTAAAGAACGACTTTACTTTTTTAAGACCAAGTAAGCGTTCTGGAGAAGTTATTTTTCCAGGTATGAACAAAGACGAGATGTTGAATATTGCTATTGCACTTGATATGTCTGGTTCAATTGCTGATAGTGTTGCAAAGGAAATGCTTAGTGAAGTACAAGGCATTATGGGACAATATAGTGATTATAAGATTACTGTATTCTGTTTTGATACTGGTGTATATAATGTAGATACGTTCTCAAGTGATGACGGACGTTTAATTACAGAGTATGATTTAGCTGGTGGTGGTGGAACAGACTTTGATGTAGTATATAAGTATATGGAACAACAAGGTCTTGAACCTGATCAGCTTATTATGTTTACAGATGGTTATCCGTGGGGTAGTTGGGGAAATCCAGACTACTGTGATACACTATTTGTTATTCATGGTGATGAACAAAAACAAATTACTGCACCGTTTGGTATGACAGTACATTATGATACTGCATCAACAAGTTAAGGAATGACACAATTAAAATTATTAAAAATAGTGGTAGTCTAAGTGAAACAGATTTAGGACTACTACAAGGAACAGATCTTCTATTAAACATGATGAGGAATAGAAGATTAATTATGATTGATCATGGTAAAGAAATTGACTGGTTAAAACTAATGGAAAATGTTAGTGGCCTTTACCATATCAGACGTATTGATAGTGATAAACTATTTCAATGCTGGTTCGAATCACCTATAGATATGGAACAGTTCGAAAAGAACTTGTATCTAGCAAAATTAGGTGATGTGAGCAATATTGTAGTCTAATGGAACTATCCATAGGCATAAATAAACATAGCAGTTAATTATAATTCATATTAAAGGAGAAACAAAATGACTGAAGACAACTCGACAACAATGCCCGCAGACGCAAAAGAAATACCAGCCGATGCAAAAATGATGAATTCACCAGTGAATGGTGAGCCAATCCCAATCTCATTAACAGGTGGAGACCTAACGTTAATCGCTAACGTAATTGATTTAGCAGTACAACGTGGCGCATATAAAGGCGCAGAAGCTCAAACAGTTGGTGCGGCTTTTAACAAGCTGATATCAATTATTCAAGCAATCACTCCTGCCCAACCGGCAGCAGAAGGTGATGCGCCAACAACAGAAGCGCCTGCAGAAGGTACTTCAAAGGAGTAATAGAAATGGCAAATATTAAACATGTAGGACAATTAAAATCATCAGGGAGACGATGTATTGTTGTCTTCAGAGAAGTTCCAGATCAGATAGATCATTGTTTAGTCGTTGATACAGATGCATTAGCAGACTGGATGCACGACGATATGATCAATGCAGTTGAGTCCCCCGGTGCTCAGGAAAGTGGAAACTTTTACGAGTACGCTCAAAGAACTATGTTCACTGATGGTAGTAATATGCTACAATCACTACACGCGAAGGGCTTGTTAATGAAACAACCTATTACCAATATTCTAATGACACCTAACGGATCAGTTAGTATTGGACTGGATGAACTGAATAAAATGATTTCAGAACAGACTAGTGGAGCACCAAGTGTAGCACCGCCTGTTGATCCAGCAGACTTAACTATGGCAGGCAAAGGTGAAAATCCAATCGCCAATACAGTGGCACAACCACAGGCACCAATTGATGACACAGCAATGGCACAAGGTTTATTGAATCAGGCCGCATCCTTTGAGAATGAAGCAAAGGCTCTCAGAGAACAAGCATTTGAAATGTCTCCTTCACTAAAGCCAAAAAGAGGCAGGCCTTCTAAAGCAAAAGTATAACTTAATATTTGTTAAGATTTAGAGAGTCCGATTGCATCACTGTGGTTGGGCTCTTGCCTTGAAAAGAATAAATACAAGTGTGCAAAGGAGTACACCAAATGGCAATCATAAGAAAAGATAGATCATTCGACAAGATTTTTGATGAAGTAACACTAGAAAAAATACCAATGCATTATATATTAGAGGTTAGATTACACCTAGCTGATGGAACAAGTATAGATCTAGACAGAAGTAAGGTAGTACATCTTAGGGATCCTAGTGAAATTACTCAAATGGTAGGCAGAACAGATGTAACTGATGTAGCAATTAGTTTAGACTATGAGAATATTAAAAAGGATATCAGTAATAAAGTTAAAGGTGTATTGGGTACGTTCTTTAAAGAAGATAAAGAGGAACCAAAATGAGTAATGAATATGTAAGTCCTCTAGCGACTCAGGAATATAAAGGTCCTGGAGACTACTTGGGTGCAATAAAAGAACACTTTGACAAACAGAATTATTCAAGAGAACGATGGGCTACGCATTCAGAAAGTAGCCATAATCTAATACCTTATGTAAACAATTTAAAACCAAATCTAGTATTAGATATTGGTTGTGGCACAAATCCATACAAAGGAGAAATTGATAATCTTATTGGAATGGATCTTGGGAATTATCCTGAAGCTGATATTAACCTGAGTTGCAATAGAGTACATGAACTAGGTATTTTTCAGCCGGGTTGTGCTGATGTAGTAATGGCTCTAGGTTCAATTAACTTTGGATCATTTGAAGATATTAAAAGACAGATCAGTATATGTATTGATTGGTGTAAACCTGGCGGACAACTTATAATGAGATGTAGATTAGGAAAAGATAATCCAAGGAACAGAAATAATGATAGACATCTATTTAAAACGTTTAATCAACATCCTTGGAAATGGGATCAAATATATGAGATCACTGAACTCTGGAAAGACCGTGTAGAATTTTTACACGAGCCAATACCAGAAACAGCCGCTGGAGGCGATACTAATGGCGCTGGGCATGGTAAGCCTGATCCTAATAGAAATATAGACTTAGCAGTCTGGTACTGGAGAAAACTATGAAAATAAATGATATACTTTATGAAGCATTACCGCCTGATGACAACCCTTTTGGAGACGACAAAAGATCTCAGAAAGATAAAGAAAAAGCGGCATATATGGCTAGTCTTACAAAGGTCGCAACGTGGATGGGTCCAAACAGTAAAACTTGGAATGATGCATCAAACAAACTAGCAATTAAGATGTACAAACAAGGATACAATCCTAAAGAAATATGGGGAATAACACAAAACATAATGGGAACAGATGGTCATTGGCGCCAAGAAATAGATGATAGTGGATCTCGTCTAATTCCAAATGCTAAAGGTGATACTATGGGAGATCAGATATATCACCCTGAACTTTATAAAGCATATCCAGGAATGAGAGACATACCAATTGATGCAAATTGGGACAACAGAGGATCTAGTGCTGGAGGAATGGTAAGTAATGGTAAAATTTATATTGGAAGTTACTACTCAGATGATAAAACTAAAATTGAAGACAGACGAAGACTTGGAACAGGAAATCACGAATGGGGTCATGTAATTCAAAATAAATTTGAACCAAAATTTAGTGACGGAGACAATCCAAGGACAGACTTAATTACAACAGTTGCTAGACAAAATAATATTACTCCTGATGCGGCATACAACGCCAAGGGCGGTGAGCATATGACTAGTGCTTCTGAGGTTAGACATGATATGTCAAAGTCGGAGAGAGCAGCTACATTTCCTGACTTAACTCAGGGTGCAGACTTTAATCCTGCAAAAAGAATTACTATAGATAAAACTGATAAAGTTCCAGCATTTGACTATAACAATCCAAACAAAAATAGAAATGCAATTAAAGGTGTTAGTGGTCCGCTCAAGGATATAGGCCTGGGAACGAAGCATGTAACGTTTGATAATCCACATCTTACTGACATATATCGAGATCCTAGCAAAGCTGATCTTGACAAAATTAGACGAGATTTAGCAGGAGGCAATACCTCAGGCAGTGGAGGCTCAGGTGCAGGCGGAACCAAACCTATAAAGAGACCCACTGGAAATAAAAAAATAAAGTATGGTGGAAAAGGTAAAAACGGTCTAGGAACAATGACAAGTACGGGCCAAGTATTAGATTGGAAACCTAAATCAGACGCTCCACCAGGAGCAGACGGCAAATGAAAATAGATGATATTCTTAAATTACCCAGTATAAAAATCGGAGACGAGATCATGGTGGGTAAATTTAAGAATCGTAAAGCAGTAGTTACTGGATTTACAAAAGATGAAAATAATCAGCCTGTTTTAAAAACAACCAAAGGCGACCAAAAACTATTTAAACCAAGGATAGTTAAACTAATGGATAAGTAAAATGAAATTAGACTTACATGGCTATAGAGTCCACGATGCCTGGCATAAATTTAAATTACATATACTAGAATGTTACCATTATAAATATAAGCACACAACAATTGTAACAGGTCACGGCAAAATCTCTGAGGAGATTAAAGACTGGTGTGTAGCCAGTCCTTACGTCAGACATGTAGAACGAATGTCCCCAAATACTGGAGCATATAAATTAACTTTCTGGAAACAGAAGAGCGGATACAATAAATGAATTTCTTTAAAAAAGCAAAACATCATCTAGCCGTAGAAACAGGCTGGGGTTACTGGTACCACTTGTGGCATAGTCTAAAAAATAGTTGGACTCTACTTGTGATTGTTTTTAAAAGTACCGTACATGGATTTTGTCCATGGATATGGAAAGCAGATGCTCCACTTGGTGTTATTAAATTATACCATCAGATTATGAAGATAGATCATATTAACAAACAAGATAAACTGAGGCAAAAACCAAAAAATGAACGATACCGAGATTAAACTTTTAACATTATTGAGTAGTTACGGTGACATAGTTGAACTTGATTGGAAGTTCGATACTGATGCTGTGATTAAAGAACTACAGCAGAGTTCCTGGATAGAAGGAACACATGGCAAACGTGCTATTAACTTAACTGGTCCAATAGAAGATATAGGACTGGAAGCAAAAGACAAGCATGATGCAGATCAACCAATTAATACAAACTGTACTCCGGGTATTCTCCCATTCTTTAACAAGTGGGAGAAGTTAGCACGTTGTAGAGCAGTTGAACTAAGTGCAGGTAGTTACTTTAAAATGCATCGAGATGCACATAAGATGCGTCCACAGATGCGTGTATTCATTCCACTTAACAAGGTAGATGTACATGAATGGAATTTTATATACAATACAGAGCGTGTACTGTTTAAGCCAGGCGTTCCTTATATACTAAACACTCGCAAACAACATGGCAGTTTTGCATTTGAAGGCGGAATATATCATGTGTTGATGAGTATCTACATAACTGAACACAATGTAAAAACTGTTATGAATATGTTACCTAACTGCAAGGAATACTAATGGATATTTGTATTGTAGGTGGCGGCACAGCAGGATGGATGACAGCAAGTTATCTAGCAAGTGTACTACCTGATAATATAACATTAATTGAAAGCCGTGATATACCAATTATTGGTGTAGGCGAGAGTACTGTTCCTAGTTTTACTGATTTTGTAAAAACTGTAGGGCTAACAGAACAAGATCTATTTAACATTGGCAGTATTAGAAAATATACAGCAAAACATTGTGACTGGCCACGAAAAGGTAAGGATTGGTTCCATCATTTTATCTTTGATAAAACAGAAGAACAAGAACAACTACAGTGGTTAGAGAACTTGGAACTACCTGATAAGCATTGGAGACATAGTTATCATATTGATGCTACTAAGTTTAGTAGTCTATTACGTGAACGCTTTGTGGATAAGATAGACCATAATTATGATACTATTAAAAGAGTGGTATATACAGAATCCGGAATCACAAGACTTATAGGTGAAGAACGTGAATATACTGCTGACTTGTTTATAGATTGTAGTGGACTTAAACAAATACTTCTCAAAAACTTTACAAATTTAACAGAATCAAACAACAGTCTAATAAACAATAAAGCATGGGCTGGACATGCCGATTACACAGACCAAGCAGGACCAGTCTATTATACTAGAACATTTGCCATGGATGCAGGATGGCAATGGAATATATGCTTACAAGACAGAGCAGGCTGTGGGTATGTTTTTAATGATCAACATATTGATAGTTATACAGCTAGAAAAGAATTTATAGATAAGTGTCCATTTAATCTAAGAAGAGACACACTTAAACTAATTGACTTTAAAAGCAAATGGAATACAAATCCATGGTGTAGTAATGTAGTAGCCATTGGACTTAGTGCAGGGTTCTTAGAGCCCCTAGAGAGTCAGAGCATATTCCTAACACAGATGCAGGTTCAAATGCTATGTAGACTTATAAACAAAAACAACAATAAAAAATTATTCAATAAGTTTTGGAATATGATGATTAGACATATTGCTAAGTACCTGGAACTACATTATACTCTAAGTAGTAGAACAGATACATCATACTGGAGAAGTTTCAATAAAACAGATACAGTTGTATATAAACATTCATATAGTCCTCTCTTTCATGAGTATGGGCATTCAGCAATAGCAGAGGCATATGGAGGAAAGTTGGTTAAACAATGAAAAAGAACACAGGAAAAAATTGGTACTCAGGTGATAGTGTAAAAGATCTTGTCGATAATGTAGATGCTGACAAGCAGATAAAAGTACAAGGCGACACTAACACAGATTCAAACTACGAAGATGAAATGTATAGTGCAGAACAAATGGAACGTCAGAAGGATATGGATAACATATTTAAAGTGGATGGTGTACCAAGTCGTTGGCAACACAATAAACTTAGAAGCACCTGGCATTTTGATCCATTCGAGGATCCTAACGAACAGAGCTTCGTAGTACCCTGTAGATTTGAAGGCGACTTTAGTGTTGCTATTAACTATGCTCTACAGGAAGCAAAAGAGATGACGATAGGAAACTATCGTAGTCGTAACGACAGTAAACAAGATAAAGATATGCATGATGGAGAAATCATTGATGCGGTCAACGCCAGTGGTAAAGATGATGTTAGTTGTATGTTCTATGACAAAGTAGTTCGCACAAAATTTAATAAAGACACAGGCGAAAAGCAAGTATTAGAGAATCGTATACCTGAATATGATATACTTTTTAATGTTATTAAAGAGCTTGATGTAGATGTTCATCAGAGTCGTTTACACATACAAAGACTAAGCCAAGTAACACCCATACATATTGACAATCAGATGCGTTATGCTCGTCCAGGCTGGGATAAGGTATGGAGAGAAGCTGGTGCAGATAAGAATCCACTAAAGTTACGCAGGTTCCTTATACATCTACAAGACTGGACACAAGGACATGTATGGCAGTTTGGCAATACATATCATCAGGGGTATCAAGCAGGCACAGTAACAACTTATGACTGGTGTAACATGCCACATGGTACTGCAAACTTTAGTTTTATACCCAGAGTTACATTCCAAATCACAGGGTTTGTGTCTGAAAAAACACAATGGATGATTGATAATCCAGATCCAAACAGAGTTATAAGTGTTTAAAAGATTCCGCAAATGGTTCAATATAGACCATGTTGTGGATATGACTGTCGATCTGTTCTTAATCCTATTTGATGTACTAACATCACCTATACTAATTGTTGTTAGATTGACACGTTGGATAATAGGCAAGTACTTGTTGGATGGGTTGAAAAACAAAATAAAAAGACTAATACATTGGACAAAGGGTAAACCAGCACTACTACAAATTGTAATCTGGACAACAACCCTATGTGTATCACTATTAATTCTTACATTGATGTGGTTCTTTGGACAAGCAATTACAGAACTTGCTCAGGAAATGTGGGGCCATCAAGGATTAGATATAGAATGAATCTAGAAGACTATACAGAATACAAGCATAAGAATTTTCCAGCTACTAAAAAGGACGCTAGAGTGCCAGGTGAAACACTATTGTGGTATGGCAAGGACCAGCAGGAAAAGGATAAGACTCCGGAAGTCATGACGCTACACTTAGAACAGTCAAGGGATTGGACTGATGTAGATATTAGTTATGCTTGGAATAGCCTGGGTTATCGTGGCCCAGAGCCAGACTATACAGCAAACAAGAAGATACTACTAGCAGGCGGTTCAATGTTAATGGGCGTTGGTTTACCTATTGAAGAAACACTACCAGTAGTACTAGCCAAACATTTTAATGCAGACTATCTAAACTTGAGTGACTATGATAGCCTAACAGAAATAACTGCACCTTTGGAGCAATTAGGTGTTGACTATGATCCTGACTATGTTATAATAGGGGATACAAGATTTGTAGTTGAAAATAATTGGCTTATGGCATTCATAAAACAGAAACTAAAACTACATGGCGTTGACATTCGCAGAGAAGATTTACAATTTTTCCAACAAGCGTTTGACAATACAAACCATAGTGTACTCACAGTATACAATGGATTCATACAAAATTTATTTCCTAAAGCAAAGGTATTATTCCTTATTGCTCCTAGGAAAAACTTTAACTTTGATACAGGGTTTGAGAATCAACTAACTATAAGCAAAGACTATATGGTTGATTTAAGCAGAGACAATGCACACCCTGGACCAAATTCAATAATAACAATAGCAAAAGAAATAATTAGGAGACTAGAAGATGGTTGATAAGCAGTATATTTTAACTGTGGGTATCGCTGGAAGTAGGTGGGGAAGAGTAGAATCAGTACTATGTAATACACATAATCACTTGATTGACAGTAGTTCATGGCGAGAATACAATATGGACAATCCAAAAAACAACACAGGACATATGCATGCCTTTTGGGGGCCATATAATAGACTGGGTGAACAGTTTGATCAGTTGGAGTTACTTGGTGTAGAACAGTTTAGACATCAAATGGATAAAGAGTTTGATGCGACAAATCCTGCACCATATAGATTTATACGTTGTCATTGGTTTTGTTATCAACTAGAATGGTTAGTAAAAAATTGTCCTGACATGTGGCTATTGTTTGTATTTCGCGAGCCTGAAATGAGTTTACGTTGGTGGTATGAAAGTGGCGGTTGGGATATCAGTTATCCTAATTACAAATGGTATGGATCAGAGGCTGTGTTAGAACGACAGGTTCACGTGGAAAATAAATATATGCATAAATTCATAAAAGACAGAGGACTTGAATTTGATTATTCATTAGCAGATGCAGACAAGTGGTATGCAAAGCATATGCCTGAACTAGGAGATTTATCCGGAACAGACTGGGCAGCGGCCGCACAAGCAGATGGATTGGATAATACACTATACCCAATACTTTACAAAGGAAACAAAGATGCTAAAAACTAGACAAGGGCGTATTAGATATACAGAAACAATAGAGGAATTGTTACGAGAAGGCAGCAATAGGATGCCTGAAAGCCAACATGATCGCAAGCCAGCTGATGGTAAAATTAAATTTGACAACATAGACTTTAGAGGTGCTGACTTATCTAATATGAAATTTGATGGTTTACTATTTGATGAATGTGACTTTACAGGAGCAAACCTAACAAACACAGAATTTTATAAGTGTGGTATGAGAAGTTCTATACTACACAGAGTTGTAGCAGATGGTGCCAGCTTTATTAATGTTAACATGCGAGAAAGTAAATTTACAGAAGCATATTGTATAGGTGCTAACTTCGAAGCATGTAATATGTTACATACTAATATGTGGGACACAAACCTGAATTACGCAACAATAATCGGAAACGATATGCGTAAAGTTAATTTGCGTGACTGCCGTATCAAACATGCAGTAATGAAAAACAACAAACTACGTGGTGCTAATTTACGTGATGTGCAGTTTACATGGACAAATGGTATCCCACGTTTCTTTTATGATAGTAAGATAAACTTTGAACAAGCTGATCCAGAAGATTGGTTTTATGGTTATAAACTAGCGGCGGCAGATGGTAAAGGTATATATCATCCTGCAATTAAGTATAGTGTTGGTAAAGTATTTGACGCAGAGTATCAGGATTCAGATCCAGAAAAACATATTCCGATTAGTAAAAAATATAATAGTGGTATTGCACTAGCACCCTTGGATTGGATCCTACGTGAATGGGTACTATGTGGTGGCTATGGAGATTACCAAGCATTCCGTTGTAAGTTCCAAGCTAAAGATGTAATTGAGAACGAAGGCAATACTAAGTTTAATGTTCGTAAAATGGAAGTTGTGGAACAAGTTGACTTGGCACCATTTTATGCAGAGATTTCAGAGGATATTGGATATCATACAGGCGGAACAGCGTCTGCTATTGATGACTTTAGAATTAGTGATGAGCAGTAATATTTGGTTTACCGGCGTACCCGGTAGTAAATGGAGCGGAGTTGATATACAACTTCGCAACATGCTACCATGTGATCGTACAGACGAAACTCCTGATAGAGTACACTATCACAGAGTTAATACCCCAGGCGATAAGAACAATGGACATCGTGGAAGTTATTGGGGACCAGGCATGGGTTGTGGTGAACATTGGACTAACTTAAACCACTTAACAAAAGAAAGTTTAGAGACAGACATTGAAGACGTATTCTATGGTGAAGGCTATAGAATACTTAAAAGTCACTTCTTTGCTAGACACCATAACCTAGATTACATATGGAATACCTTTAAAAATGATTGGATGATTTTATTATATAGGGAATCACAATCCAGTTTTAGTTGGTGGGCTAATGTTATGGATTTCGGTGAAGGACATTATCCAGACTACACACCGGGATATAAAGATTATAATACTATGCGTCCAAAGTTGTTTGAAGAGAACGAAGCAATATTTCATTTTGGATTAAAGATGGGTATGCAGTTTAAAAAATGGGATCCAAAAACAAGTGTAGATATGATTCCAGGATTTGATGCGGCCGCGGCTGCAGAAATAAATAAAAGTGCTGACGATGTATATGTTGCAGTTGCGAGGATAGAGTGAACTTAGAACGTTATGGAGATATAATTGAACTGGACTACCAAGTCGATTGTGATTCAGCAATTGCTGAATTAAGAGCAATGGATAACTGGAAGCCAGAAAAGACACGTCACTGTCTTGATTTTCTTGGCGATATAGATCGTTCACAAAATGATACCATTACTCCCGAACTAAACAGTAATGCAGAACGTTGTCCAACAATTAAAAGTGCTATTGAATTATTTACAGGACATCACAAAGCTAGAGTACAATGGATTGATGCAGGTGGATTCTTCCAACCACATCGAGATCATATGGGTGGTGGACAGGCTTATAGAGTATTCATAGCCCTGAACAATACAACCAGAGACAAGTATGCATTTTTCTATGAGGATAAAATTATACAGTTTAAGCCCGGTGTTCCCTATATTATAAATACCGCGAAAGTACATGGAGCAATGAGCTTTGCAGATGAAACATATCATCTGCTCATGACAGTTAGAAAAACAGAAGAATCTGTAAAAAACATTATAGGAATGTTAACGTTCAAATGATAGGAGCCTTTAATAATGACTAGCCCATTTAAAATACCATACCATTTTGATAATTTCAAAGTAGACGAAGAAGGCGACTATAGTAAAATTATTGGTATATTTAAAGGAGACTGGAGCGAGGATATTGCTACAGCAAGAAAAATAGGTACTGTACCACAAAGATATAATGAGCAGGAATATGGACATGCAGCCAACGAAGCCAGTGCTGGTCATAAAGACGAAGATGCTGATAATCCAAATGGACAGCCTGAAGCAGTTATGTTTACTAAAGTAAACTTCGATAAACACCCAGGTGCTTGTCCTGTGTTTGAGAAAATTGTAAACTTCCTAAAGATGGATCACACTAAAAAATTAACACAAAAGTTTAATGATCAGCTTCCAAACAATCAGTTAATGATACATATTGACAACCTACCTGGAATGCCTAGAGCAGATCGTGTACTTAACAATCCAGACTTTAAACTACAGGATCCTGATAAACTACGTTTTCTAATTATGATGGAAGACTGGCAACCCGGACAAATGGTGCAGTTTGGTAATAAGATTTATTCACAATGGAGAGCCGGAACAGCAATCACTTGGGAATGGAGCACGTTGCCACATGCTACTTGGAATGGCAGTTGGTTTAATCGAGGAGCTCTACAACTAACTGGTAGTGCAACACCTGAGACATGGGATATTATTCGCAATGGATCAGCAGACACAATCTATAACATATAAATACAACTATAGCGTTCAGACGAACTTGAACATTTAGGAAAAATAATGCCAGATCACAAATTACCAAGTGATACATTCTGTATCTTACCTTGGATTCACTTATCCACACGCCCAGACGGAAGTATGAGAGTTTGTTGTACAGCAAACGCATCAAGTGTTGGAGCAACTAACGACAAAGAACATGGAGGCAGAGTTGGTATCATTAAAACAGAAGATGGTAAACCTGCGAACCTAAATACAAGTGACTTGGAAAGCTCTTGGAACAACACATATTATCGTAGTGTAAGAAAAATGATGATGAACGGTGAAAAGCCTAGTAGTTGTCTAAAATGTTATAAAGAAGAAGCGGCTGGTCATAGATCAAAACGTCAATGGGAAACAGAATATTGGCTCAACAATGGTATTAACATTGACGAACTAATGGGAGAAACATATGATGATGGATCAACAAACAGTAAACTACGCTATATAGATATTCGTATGGGCACCAAGTGCCAACTAGGTTGTGTTATGTGTTCACCACATGATTCAAGTGGTTGGGTTAAAGACTGGAAAGGCCTATATCCAAAAATTACTAACGAGTCACTAAAAGAAACTATGAATTGGGACGCCAAAGGTAAAACTTTTGGTGCTAGTTATAACTGGCATAAGGACAATGAAATATTCTGGGAGCAGTTTTATAAACAGATCCCACATATGCGTCAGCTATATTTTGCTGGTGGTGAATCAACAGTTATTGAGGAACACTATGATATCCTAGATAAAGTTATTGAAATGGGATACGCAGGTGAAATGGAAGTGCGTTATAATTCAAACGGAATTGAAATACCTGATAGATTATTAGAACAATGGTCACACTTTAAACTAGTACGTTTTCATTATTCAATTGATAGTATTGGTGCTATGAATGATTATATTCGTTATCCAAGTGTATGGGAACATCAGCTAAAAATGTTTAAGAAACTGGATGAAGAAACAACTAATAATGTTGAAGTAACAATTGCTTGTGCCGTTAATGCTCTCAACATCCATTACATTCCAGACTTCTTAAAATGGAAACTAACACAAAACTTCCATAAAATTAACATGTGGCCATTTGGTGCAGGCGGTATTAACTACCACTTTGTATACTGGCCTCCACACCTAAACGTCAAAGTTTTACCTCGTGAATTCTTAGATAAAACTGAAAAGAAGTATGAGGAGTTTATTGAATGGTGGACTGAGAACTATGAACTAGGAGTTCCTGTTTGGCACAAAGGTAAAGTATCACGTGAGAAATGGTTAGACGCCGCCTATGGTGTTAAACGTCTGCGTGGCATGGTTAACTTTGCACGTTCAGAAGATTGGACTAGAAGACTTCCTGAATTTAGAGAATACTTGACTAAGCTAGATGCAATGCGTGGAACAGACTTCCGTAAGACATTCCCAGACATGGCTTTTTTATTAGATGAGTAAGACAGTATTAGTAGTAGCATTAGAGTCAGAGCTACCTCCAGTAGATAGATTAGATATTAGATATTCAGGCGTTGGTAAAGTCAACGCCGCCTATACCACTATGAAGGCCATTGGAGATGGTGCAACAAGAATTATTAACTTTGGTACTGCTGGACTAGTAAGTAATAAAGACCTAGTGGGTAAATTAGCACATATAGATGTAATACTACAGCGAGATATGATTGCAGAACCACAAGCACCACGTGGAGTAACACCCTTTGATACAGATGAAAGAACAAGTGGTGCAATTATGTTGGATACAAATACCAATATAACGCTGGGTACTGGCGATAGTTTTGTACAGGAAACAGATGAATGGTTTAACTACAGTAATATTGATCTAGTTGATATGGAGGCGTTTGCTATTGCAAAAGTTTGTATATCAGAAGGTGTTAAGTTTGAATGTCTAAAGTGGGTTAGTGACTTTGCAGATGAAAATGCCGCAGAGTCCTGGGAACAAAATCAGAGTGATGGTAAAGACGCTATGATGCGTTGGTTGGAGTAGTCATGGAAGATAGTTTTTGCGTTGCTCCATTTGTTCAAGCATGTTTAAACACAAAAGGTGAAACTAGGCCTTGTTGTAACTATGCACCATCATATAAACCAGAAGATCATACCACAGGAAATATTAATACAGACGGTGGATTAACAAACGCAATACAAAGCCATGGCATGGTGAAATTACGTGAACAATTCCTTAAAGGTGAAAAGCCTGATTTATGTGTTAAATGCTGGAAAGAAGAAGAGCAACATGGTAAAGACTGGTCAATGCGATCAACCTATAACTTGCGGTATGAGGATTATATCAAAGAAAACAATGAAAAGTTTACTAAAGATTTTTTTAGTTTAAAATATTTAGAAACTGGATTCGGTAATTTCTGTAACTTATCCTGTAAGATGTGTCTACCAGCAGTAAGCAGTACTATGTTTAGTATTATCAATGCTGGCAAGAAAAACAAGTTTATTGAAGGTTACCTAAAAGATATAAGTTACATTGATACTGATATAACAGGCCTTGATTATATCAAACTTGTAGGTGGTGAGCCTATGATGGAACGTAAACATGATCAGTTATTAGAACAGTTGCTAAAAGAACATCCTAACCCAGGCAATATAACCATATGTTATTTCACAAACACAACAAAGAAGCCTAGTCAACGTGTTGTTGATATGTGGAGTCAGTTCAAAAAAATAGAATTAAACTATAGTATAGATGGATTTGGTGAAGTTAATGAGTACCAAAGACCAGGAAATTATGTATGGCAAGACGTTGAAAACGTACTTGACTATTATCAAGAACTAAGTAAAACAATAAATATCGAACAAAAAATTACTAGTACGATTACAGCTATTAATGTAATGTCAGTAGAGCGTCTATGGAAATGGGTTCATCATAAATGGGGGCCAAAAATTTACTATAACTGTCAGTTAGCTCATCAGCCTCTATATCTAAACCTTCAACATCTACATCCAGATCTAAAACAAAAGATTCGTGATAGACTAACATCAATAGACCTAACCCTTTATGAACCACTTCCAGGAACTAAGACTGTAGGTATTTTCCATCATGATATAGAGCATAAAGTTTTTATTAAAAGTGTTTTAAATGTAATGGCACAAGATACAGAGCATAACTTTACACTGGATGACATAGCACAACAAAACCAGTTTAATTTAATATCTAAATACTTCAACCATTCTAAGGATTGGCTACATGAAGAATATTCCTGAAACAGCATGTAGTTTATTATGGACTCACATTGCCCTTGACATGGAGGGCGATGTTATGCCCTGTTGTAGATTCCACGTAGATGCTACTGAAAGACAGGATCCAAGACGTGTTCCTAATATGGGAGGCTGGAGAAAGCCCGGTATCCCAAATATAGATAATGGGTTACACCAAGCATTTACAGGCATAGAGTTTCAAAAAATGCGAGAGAAAATGTTAGCAGGTAAGAAGCTCGAAGGTTGTACTAAGTGTTGGGACATTGAAGAATCTGGAAGTATGAGTCCACGTAATTTTTGGAACAAAAGATTTAAACACCTAATAGGTGAAGAACCAAAGCTAAAATTTTTAGAGATTGGTTTTTCAACACATTGTAACTTGGCTTGCAGAATGTGTTCACCTGCTTACAGTAGTAAATGGCACAATATAGCATTTCCAGGAACAAGTGTGCCTGTGGGATTCAAGGATTATATAAAGAAGTTAGGTACTGCTGATCTTAGCGGAGTAGAAACTATTAAGTTTGTTGGTGGAGAGCCAATGATGGATAAAAACCATGATGCATTTATTCTAAGCCTAGAAGAGTTTGGTATTGATTTATCTAAACTACAATTAAATTATCATACAAATGCTACAATCCGTGCTAGTAAAAAAGTAATAGAGGTATGGAAACGTGTAAAGAAAGTTGTACTATGTCTAAGTATAGATGGAGTTGGTGAAGTTAATGAGTATCAGAGACCCGGACACAAATGGGCAGACTTAGATGCTAACGTTGACTGGTATACAAATTTAGGTTTGAGTAATATAGTTATGGAATGTCATACAGTTGTCACACGTTTTAATATATTTCATTTAAAAGAATTAACTGAGTGGCAGTCAACAAAACAATTCAGAGATACAACATTCGATCCCACTAACTTTCCAGTATATCTAAGTATTAGACAATTTGATGCAGAGAAAAAACAACGAGCTTTTAGCTTACTGGATGAAGTATTCGGTGATGCTGATGTATCAAATCATATGAGAAAGAAACTGCAACAGGAACCTGTTGATGATGAAGATGATGAATACATGATAGAGACAATGAAACCATTGGATGAATATTTTAATCAAGATACTAGGAGTAAGTTATGAGTAAGGGAGGATTTTGTGCCCTACCTTTTGTACAGTACTCAACTTATAACGGTGGACGTTATAGGCTATGTTGTATGGCGGCAGAACCTGAAGTAACAGTTAACCAAGAAGAACTAGGCATAGCAGGAACATGGAACCACGACTATATTAAAGATGTTCGCAAACGTTTAACAAACGATGAATGGTTGCCTGAATGTGGTGAATGTTTACGGCTAGAACGTAATGGAATAGTAAGCTCACGTCAATGGGAAAATGAACAGTGGGCAGATGTAATTGACGAAGTGGTGGCTGACGCTTCCGTTAACGATTGGGAGGTTGAACAACCTTTACAATTTGATTTTAGGCTTGGCAATTTATGTAATCTACAATGCCAGATGTGTAATAAAGAAGCATCACATCTAGTAAGTGTGGAACGTGGCAAAATGGTTAAAGAAGGACTGGGGGCCAACCACCCTGATTGGCACGGCAATATTGCAGAAAAGAAGGAAGCCCTTCTTCAACCTGGAATAGACTGGACGAGTTTTGAGGATATGGTAGTGAAGGCTCGTAAAATTAAAATGATCGGTGGAGAGCCTACAGTAAGTCCTGATATGTTTAAGCTCTTAGATAAGGCCGTTGATTCCGGACACGCATCACATATAGAACTTAGCTTCTATACTAATATGACTAACATGCAGGATAAGTGGTTAGAACAGCTAGGTAAGTTTGAGAAGGTGATAATAAACTGTTCCTTGGAGGGCATGGAGGACATGAATGACTACCTACGTCCGCCTTCCAAGTGGACTAGTGTATGGAAAAACTTTGACAAGTTAGTCAAGTATTCAAATACAAAAGCAGGTAAGAATATTAAAGTTAGAGTGACAACAGTTAATCAGATAACAAACGCATTACATATTGTTCCATTCTGGCGTATGATGCACAATTATCAGATGGAACATGATAGAGGTATAGCAATGAGTACCAATCAACTTATTGAACCAAACTACTATAGTATGCAGTACGCACCACAATGGTTGCGTGATGAACAAAGCAAACAGGTAGAAGAATTTTTAACAGAGATTGATAACTCACCACACTTCACAGACTATGAAGAGCCTCTTAGAGAGATGATTGCCTTTTCAAATGATAGTGATCATGTATACAATCCAAACATTATAAAACAATATGTTAGGGTTACTGAAAGTTATGATATATTTAGAGGACATGATGTAATGAAGGTTGCTCCGGAGTTTAAGAGGCTTAAAGATGAAATTCGGATTTAAAAGTTATAACAGTTGGGATCCACTTAAAAAAGTTCTAGTGGGCAGTACATTTAAGACAGACTTTTTTGCAGATCTTCCTGACAAAAAAGTTGCTGATACATTATCTAGAGTTAATGAAGAAACACATGAGGACTTAGAACAACTTGTTACTATACTCAAAGGCGAAGGTGTAGAGACATATAGAATGCCTGATACACTCCTTACTCCCGGAGGACAGACAGCAACTAGTGTAAATCAATTTGTTGAGGTAGGTCATCAAATTCCCAAACCTTTACATACACCACGTGATGATTTTTTCGTATTAGGTGAAACATTTATATATGGAAAGCCTTTTGTAAGAATGAATGACGTAAACTGGCAAATGCCCTGGACAGGGTGTGAGGATTATGTCCAAGTATTTTTTGATAAGGATAGTCCTCTATGTCTAGGAGATAAGAACTCAGAAGTTCTTAAGTCTTTTGACGGAGCATGTATTATGCGAGCCGGTAGAGATATTACAATGGATGTAAATTCAAGTGCAGGCAAAGTATTTCAACAGGATTGGTTACCCAAGTTTAACAATATAAACAATACAAACTTCAGAGCTCATACGGTTGGCATGGGAAGACATACAGACGGAGTTATGAATCTATTACGACCTGGACTCATTATATCTGCACAATATATACAAAATTATCATCTAACATATCCTGATTGGGACGTTTTTTATGTACCAAAGCCAATGGATAATCCCTATGTGGATGCATTTAAACAAATGAAACGTGACAGACGAGAACGTGCAAAGAATTATTGGATCCCTACAGAAGAAGGTAATGATGCACTACATCAGTTTATTGACCTATGGTTCAAGGATGGTGTGGGTAGTGTATTTGAAACAAACTTTGATGTTAATATCCTAAGTCTAGATCAGGATACTATTATTACATGTGGTAAGAATAGTGATGTGGAAAAGAGATTATGGAATGATTACGGTATAAAAACAATTGTATCACCACTACGTCACAGATGGTTTTGGGACGGTGGCATACATTGTGTTACTAGTGACTTGTATCGTGAAGGAACATGTGAAGACTATTGGCCTACAAGAGGCGATACATTCTTAAATTTTGAGGAAGAAGAATTAATTAATAACGGAGCAAAGGTCCGAGACGAATGGCGAGATATTAACTTTACATAATATCTTGATAATTCATGTGAAGATTATTTTTATAGTACTGATACATAATATCTTCAGCTTCAGTTAGTACAGGATCAGTACGTTTACCCCATACAACTTCTGCAGTCCATTTACCATGTGCTTTGTCTTGAATAGTATATGTACCTAAGTCTGGAAATACTCCACTATCAATAACCGTTACTGATTCATGATGCTTACTTGCATATTTTAGGATCTTGCTGGGATCCTGTCGCCAATCTGTGTGATATATGTTTTTATAGCCATGAGCAACAAGCCACGCTTCTGTTAGATTTCCCATACGCAAACCCAACTTTGCGTAATGACTGTCATCATGTTTGTGATTATGTATAAGCCAAGCTGGTTGATTTTCATCATAATGTGCTACAGTCTTATGTCTACGTTTACCCACACGGAATAGTATACTACGTTTAAGTGTTGATAAAGGTTCTACAATATGCCAACTAAAAGGATCAGCACATATAAAATAAGCACTATTAACTCTGTTGGGTATTTGTAATACAGGATTACATTGTCTATCTAAAATTTGCACACCCTGATCACTGTCATCTAAATATACTTGACTAGTAATTAACCAACGAAAGTTTTTTAGATCATTATGTGTCTCTAAATGACTACCGGGTTCATCCATATGAAAGTTAGTATAGTGATGATCATGTGAATAGTCCGGTGAACCCAGGAACTCCCATTTCAAAGTGTCCAGCATTTCATACTTAACAAAACTTAGGAAGTCTATGTCTTGTACAGGTGCTGAATAATTACCCCATAAACTGCTTTCATGCTCACTTGCTTGTGGATTTGCACAATGCTCGCGAATATATTGTTCAGGGTAGTTGTCATAATACCTTTGCAGGTAATTGACATGCATGAATCTATTCGTCAGGCTGTACTTGTATGGTTTCTTGTAGTGCAACTATTCTATCCTTAAGGCATAATTCCGGTTTTAGTAAACTTTCTCTTACAATGTCTGCTTCATAACATTGTAGTTTTGATCCAAATACTACTTGGTGCGTGATCCATTGTGCGTTAAAGAACCATATATCACCCGGATCGAATGTAATATAATGTAGAGGATGATGGAACTGATCCCATCCTTTATCATTCCAAACGCATTTGTCTCTGATACCAGTTATAAATTTTTTTACATCTACTTCTGTTAGGCCTGCCAGTTCACATTCCTCATAATATTCTTGCCATAACTGTTCAACTGTGGGACCAAATGTTAAGATTCTAGGACGCTGATAATCCAAGTTTAGGAACATACGAATTTGTTGTTCATCACCAGTATGCTCTTCATCTAATTCATCTAGATGTAGTTTGTTTTCAACTAACATATTATAGCGGTGGCTCAGCATCTCATCTGTTGTTTTATAGCGAGGAAACAATTGATCAAATAACATTGACCATCCAACTGTTGACATTTTATGTCTGTTGTGAAACTCATCAATTTGTTTTTTATCCCAACCACGTTCTTCTTCAAGTCTAGTTCTATTCTTAATATGGCTGTTATACCAGGGCATGATCCATTTGTTTCCTTCGATTACCCAGTCTTCTAACTGATCGTAGTACTTGTAATCTACTCCGGATACTTTTAGACCTTTAATAACTACTGGCCATCCACTTTCAAAGGCAGTATATAATTCTTCACTGTCAGCAATTTCGCTTATGTCTTCGATATTAAATATCTTGACTTTGAAAGCCTCTCCTGCTATAGTATCTAAAGCAACTCTAGTCATCGTTTTCTCCATGTTTTTTGGTAGCATAAATATTTATGTTAATACAAAACTCCCATCTTGTCAACCGGAAAGGTAATTTTTATGAATCCTATTAATGCTTGGAGTGAGTTCCAACCACTGAAACGTGTGGTTTTAGGATCTCCGTTCCCACCAGAAACATTTGATTGGCACAAGGACGAACAAACTCGCAGAGTTATGCGACAGATCTTTGAAGAGACAGCCGAGGACATTAATGTGCTACAGGATATTCTAGAGGCTAGAGGCGTAGAAGTTGTACGTCCTAAGAATATATTTACAATCACTGGTGAAGAACAAATACTATTACCCTGGATGCATTGTGGCTTTCCTAACCATCCATTAATGCCACGTGATACTCTAATGCCATATGGCAATACAATCTTCGAGTGTTACACGGGTAGCGACAATAGGTATTTTGAGAACTTAGCATATTACGAACATTGTAGTCAATGGTTTCGTGACGGTGCTGATTGGGTTAGTATGCCAGGAGCTCTAGTAGAAAGTGGTAAGAAGTATGACTACTTTGTTGCTAATAACCGAATACTTTTTCATGCGGCTAATATGATTAAGTGTGGACGTCACGTTTTGTTTAGCCAACCCTATGAGGGAGACAATAAACGTGGTAAGGGAACTGAACTGGGCCGTGAATGGATTCAACGTGAAATAAAGTTGCGATATCCAGATACACAATTTTTGGACATTCCAGTCGGAGGACACATTGATGGTAAAATAGCTTTACTAAAACCTGGCGTACTAATGACCTGGAATAAAAACTGGGTACCAGACGAAATGAAAAACTGGCACATCATTGAAGTAGATGATGATCATGACATGCCAGAGGATTTTGTTAATACTCGTAAGCAAAGATTCTATACAGACTATGTAGAAAAGTGGCTAACGCATTGGGTAGGGTATGCAGATGAAAGTGTGTTTGACGTAAATTGTTTGACTTTAGACGAAAAACATGTTATAATGACTGGTAAGAACTCTGTCGTAGAACGACAGTTAGAGAAGTTAGGTATAACAGTAATTCACTGGCGTTTCCGCCACCAATACTTCTGGGACGGTGGAATACATTGCTTAACAAGTGATGTACGACGTGAAGGAGATTGTGAGGATTATATAAATGGATGAAGTTATACTGTGGGAACACAGAAAGACATTGTTGAAGTGGATATGTATTAATAATTATTCACCTCGTCATGCATATTTAATTTTAATGGAGAAGGAACATGGGTGAAGTATTAAACTTCAAACCTAAAGAAATAGTATATATACTAAACTTTGTGAGCCCACATCCGATACGCATGAATAAGGATGGAAGTGAAAGAATTAGACTAACACTTAATCGCAAAGACTTTACTACTGGAATCGGACAAGCATGGGTTCCAGCAATTAATAAACGTATGGCAAAAGAGAAACTGTCGGACATGATTGATGTCTTGGAGTGGCTTGATTGACATATAGAAATAAGTTTCTAGATAATACAGCACTACCAACTTGTTTAGCACCCTGGCACACACTAACGGTGAAGTGGGGAGGTAACGTTGTACCTGATATTATATATAAAAATAAGTTGGGTAATATAAACAAGCAAACTCTACAAGAGATACTTGAAGGTGATGCTGCTCGCGAGCTACGAACTGCACATCGAAATAGACAGATTCCAGATGTATGCAAAGGGTGTGCATCAAAAGAAAAGTCCGGCAGATCAAGACGTATGTTCTTCTGGGATAAACTTGATTGGGACGTTAGAATCCGCAGTAAGAATTTACAAGTGGATGATGTGCCTGATATTCGTTATCTAGACTTTACAGTTTCAAATAAATGTAATTTAAAATGTATACATTGTAATCCTTTTGTGTCAACAGGCTGGACTAAAGATGGTAAAAAATTAAATAAAGAAATGCCTGAGTATTGGGAGAAAACACAGATAGGTTTTCATGGAGCTGAAACAACCTTCATGGATAATTTGTTTGCTAATCCTGAATACTTCCGTAACCTACAATGGGTTGCACTACGTGGCGGTGAGCCACTTTATGATGAACGTTGTATAGAGATCCTACAATGGTTTGTTGATGCTGGTCTAAGTCATAAAATTATGCTGGACATATCAACTAACGCAACAGTATTCAATGATAACTTCCGTATATTGTTTGCACAGTTTAAACATGTTGAACTAATGGTTAGTGTGGAAGCAACAGATGAATTATATAGTATAATTCGAGGTGACACACATACATGGACGGATCTATTACAAAACATAGAACAATTTTATGAGATAGAAAACTTGGAAATGGTTTTTGCTGTCACAGTTATGATTACCAATGTATTTGATTTACCAAATGTTTGGAAGTGGTTCAATAAATACCATGCAACTCGAGCAAGTATAAGTATGAGTAACGTTGTGGTTAACCCTACATATCTAAATATAGCAAACATGCCAGACAATTTAAAACAACAAGCACTGGAGAAGATAAAAGAAATACCCAGTGAAGCTATCTGGCCTGAAGGCAGTTACCATGCAGAAGAATTTGAATATCAAACTGGCATTGATGATATTCGTAAAGGACTACAAAGTGCTACAGCAGACGACAAACAATGGCAATACTTCCTAAAGTATACAGATGATTTAGATCGTTTAAGAAATACTGATACATTAAAATTAATAAAGGAGATACAAGATGTCAGACAAAACAGTTACTAATCGTATGGCAGAATTAATGCAACCAATAGATCAACAAATTATGATGTGTGATGATAGAAATGATACACTAATGTTAGCATGTGCTATGTTGGAAAGATGCAAAACGATTCTAGATTACTCAATCGGTAAAGAAGGCCGTAGAGATATTATATCAGGAGCAAACGAAAGGTGAATCCAGACTTCCATAATCATGGCAATAGTATATGGAACCAACCATTTATTGACCATTTAAATGAGAACTTTTGGCCCACAATAGATCCGGCACACTTGCCACAAGAAGCTGATAAATTTTTAGAACTATATCCAGAATGGATTTCATCAAGTAAATTAAATCAGTTCCGTGGAATGGAAGGCTTTGAACATCGGTTTGTGAGTCTGGGAGCAACACAGGGTTTGGACTGGTGGCATTACTGGTGCATGGCAAACGGATATCGTCTGCGTATGTACAGAGGAGAATATCCATATAATAGAGATGTATTATTGGAAGGACAATGGACACATGATCGCTTTATTGGTGATCGTCCACTAGCAAAGGGAGATGCTGTTATAGTTAGTCTGCCCTTTAGTGGTTCAGGTCGCAAGCCTACTGAGTGGAAAAATTTAATTGCTACATGCAATGAGAATAATATTCCTGTATTTGTTGATTGTGCTTGGTTCGGAACATGTACAGATATTGAAGTTAAACTAAATCAAGATTGTATTAAAATGGTTGCATTTTCAACAACCAAAGGGTTGAGTTGTGGTAACTGGCGTGCAGGCATAGTCTTTAGTAGATTAAATGAAGGTAGTTTAGCAGTACAAACAGAATGGCATCACGGTATCCATTTAAATTGTGCTATTGCAAATAGTTTAATGGAAAACTTTTCACCAGATACCATGCCTAAGAAGTACGCAGAAGCTCATACAGCCGTATGTGATCACTATGGACTAGCAACTACTAATACAATACATATAGCACAAGCACCAATGACAGAAGACTGGAACCAATTCAGTAGAGACGGTGCATTTAATCGTGTTAATATACGAGACGCATTAAAAAGGTATAAGAAGAATGGCACGTTTGCCCAATAACGCATGTGCGTATCCATTTAAAGCAGTAATGTTAATGCATGGACAACCTGCGACTCCTTGTTGTAGGTTCCATAGCCGTTTTATTGAAGATATAGATACAAAAGAGCTGGGCATAGCAATGGGTGGTACTGAGCGTGGCATCAATAATGATTTTATTAAGGTTATGCGTGGTCGTTTGCGTATGGATTTAAAAGAATATACGGATGATACATTCAAAGAGATACGTGAAACTATGATGCGTAATGAATGGCACCCGGGTTGCTTTAAATGTAAGACAGATGAAGAAACAAAAGGACATTCAATGCGTACAGAAGCGAATGCTTTCTTTACAGACTTTACAGATCAAACTCAACTACAGTATGTTGAAATAACTGTGGGTCGCAAGTGTAACCTAAAGTGTATGAGTTGTGGTCCGGAATATTCAACAAGATGGGACGAAGATGCACTAAAGTTTCCTGAATTGGGTGTGTCACAGACTGATGTAGAACTTATGAAGAAGATCAATGAGGTTGATTTAGATGTAATAAAGCCGGAAACATTTAAAGACGTTAAGTATATCAAAGTAACAGGTGGTGAACCATTCCTACATCAACAGTTCCTGGATTTTATTGTTCGTTTAGCAGATTCAGGAGTTAGTACTAATATACACCTTGAGATATTTACAAATTGTACATGGTGGCCTAAAAAAACTGACTATGATGCACTAGCAACGTTTAGAAAGATTACTATTTGTCCAAGTATAGATGGCATAGGTGCTGTTAATGATGTATTAAGATTCCCCAGCAAGTGGGATAAGGTTGAAGCTACACTTGACAAGTGGATTGCAATGCGAGAACAGAATTCATGGGAACGTATTGAGATTAAAACAGCAACAACAATTAATGTAATCAATGCTCCCTATATGTATGAGTTTATGTTGTGGGCTAGGCAAGTTAAAAAGATTGGTGTTACCCTACAGACTGTTTATGAACCACATTACCTAAGTATACTTCACTGGCCTGACTGGTATAAAGAAAATTTGAAATATACAGTTAACAGTCAGTTCACAGAATACTTTGCTAATGACAAACACACCCAAAAACTAAAAAAGCTACTGTTGAACCTATGCAAACCCACAGGTGTTGAAGATCGTAGTTTTGAATATACTAATACAATTAAAAAATTATTAAGACACAGAAAGATACTTGATTTAGAAACAATTAGAAAATTTAAAGATCTAGTTGAGCTTGATGCAACGCCTATTCCTGAATGGGGGCCGGGTAGTCGTTCAGATTGGAAAGGCAGAGGTAATGCATAAGTCAAAAACATTTTGCATGTTGCCTTTCATACACATATACGGCTCAGCTGGTGGAAACCTAGTACCCTGTTGTGAAGCACAGGAAACTCCTCTAAACAATCCAGGCGAGTCTGCTGAGTTGGCCTGGAATAACGAAAACTATAGAGAATTACGCAGAGCTCTTTCAAATGATGAACGCCCGGAACGTTGTCAGGTGTGTTGGCACAATGAAGACAGTGGTATTGTAAGTAATCGTCAGCAATGGGAAAAAGATAATTGGGATATGTATAGTGAAACTGTTGACGTACAAGCAGACTATTCAGTACTCAACAAACCAACATGGATAGAACTTAAGGTAAGTAACTTCTGTAACCTAAAATGTATTATGTGTTCAACTCATTCAAGTTATAAACGTGTACAGGACTTGGATATTATAAGCAAGTATCAGAAGGATGGTCACGAAACACGTCTACTTCGCCCTACGGCGCTCATTGACAGTATTAGTGATTGGAGTGACATCTGGAGTACAGTCAAAGTACTGCAATTTACAGGTGGTGAACCTATTATTAATGAAGAACACTATACCCTATTGGCATCAATTCCAGCAGAACACAAACGAAATATAAAGCTACGTTATGCAACAAACATAAGCCATATTAAATTTAAAAAACATGATTTAATTAAAATATGGAGTGAATTCAAACATGTTAACATTAAAGTAAGCATGGACGGTGTGGGATCAGTGTATGATTATATACGACAGGACGGTTCCTGGGATACAGTCTATGCTAATATGCTAACACTATCAACTATAGACACAATTGATTTGGCTGTGGGAATCACAGTACAAGCACACAACATATATCATATGCCGGAGTTCTACAAGTTCTGGAGTGAATCACCTATTGATCTAATGTTTATTACTGCTAATATACTACATACTCCAAAATATTTAAGTCCTGCCTTATGGCCAGACGAATATAGAGTAGCAATAATACAGAAATTAATATCAGCATTACCGGAGTTTCCGGAAATGAAACGATTTATAACATATATGAATAACAACTCAGAATATAATCCCGTGGGTTATGCTCGCATGCGAAAGTATACTCGTGATTTAGAAAATAGATATACAAAATCAACTACACTAAAGAGTATGATTAAAGACCATCTAAAAATTAGTTTAGAAGGCATGGACAAAGTTCAGGAGCGTATTCAATAATGCAACGAGGACAGAAAGCCTGGGACTATAGTCATACAGAACATGCATATCCGGTTGTTCATGTGTTCCAACCTGCTAACAAAGATCTAAATAAATGGCCCATACTTAAACAAAAGCTGGGCCTAGTACAACAAGTGGAAAGTAATAATCATTTAAGAGGTGGCGTTGTAAATCTTTACAACACTATGGAAACAAGTTGGATAGTTGCTATGCATAAAATGGGCTACCGTTATGCATGTATATGGTTTGATGGTGCTTGGGCTGATACACATGATTTTAATTTAGCACTACTTACAGAAATAGATAGATTAAATAAAACAGAATGGTTAGCCGCCGGACAAATACAAGCAAGAGATGATGAATACCCTTTCTTTACTCGTAACTGTGTACTACTAAACATTGCTACTTGGATGGCACAGGATCAACCCAATCCACATGTACAGCCTCCAGTCTATCCCAACTACATTGTAGTTGATGGCTTTGAAGATTCATGTTACAGTCTAGTGGAAGCAGAACCTACAGATCTAAGCTGGATGATATTTAATAAAGCTCAGCATTTTGCCAACGCTTGGATTGCCTGGAGTTTGAGACGACATCTAACAGTACCCGGACTAAGTGATGACTTTGCAGATACAATTACATTTACTCGTCCTATAAATGGTACAGATGAATTTCAGAAGGGTATTAGTGGAGAAGCATATGATCCAGAGCCTCTGAGCCACAGAGCCAAGTATATGTGCAAACGATTAACTGATGTATCATCACCCATATACTTTGTTAACACTGAAAACTCAAGACCCGAAACAGTTGACTCACTAGTGGGTAGTAACTTTGAACAGTATGTAGGACCCTGTGCTGGTTTTAAATTATTATATTATGCATACAAGTATGGTGTTTCAGAATCAACAGAGTTTTTATTCTATGACTTTGATCCAGATAGTGTGAAGTTTAAACAGGATACGCTTGAACATTGGACGGGCGATAACTTTGTTGCTTGGGTTAAGCAGTGGATATCAGCACACCCTGGAGTTAACACAGAGCTTGAACATCAAGTACAGGAAAAGTGGGCGACTACGCTGGAACAGTTCGGTGGAGAATCAAGTTTCAAACGCTTCTGGGCAAGAGTACAGTCAGCTAAGTGGCAATGTTGTCAAGTGGATCTAATTAACGATTACCAACAGTTGGTAAATACTATGCAACACAAAAGAACATTCTTTTGGAGTAGTAATATCTATAGTTACATGCCAATTAAACTCTCCAGTGACAGCTTTGCAATGGAAAATAGTTTTATTAATATAATTAAAACGCTTAACACTAAACCCGACAGTTGGTTTAGTGGAACAGACATCAATGACAATGATCTAATGTGTCCAAGTACCGCAATACTAAGTGTACAGGACAACAACAATATAGGATTCGAATAATAAATGGAAATGAATATACACTTTAAAGATGAAGGTAAAGAAATAATACACGTCTTTACAGGAACAGGTGACGGTGCTGAAACAGAACCTGAACTAACTGCACACTTAAGACAGATACTAAAAATAAAACTAACTAATTCTTGTGACTACAGTTGGTGTGAGCTGGGTGATCCCTATAACAAATCCTGGATTAAACATCTAGCTAACTTGGGATACCACTTAGCAGTTGTATGGTATGATGGTGCATGGCCAGAGAGTTCAGATTTAGAAACAGAACTAAAGAGTTGGTGGGCTAAACAAAGCATTTCAGATACTCCCTGGGTGTTTAGTGGACAATTAATATATAGAGCTGATCGCGAACGTCCTGACTATCCACATGTATATCCGGGTTGTGCTATTATTAATCTACAGGAATACTTAGTAGCAGGCGAACCCAGTCCTTTATTCTTTGATACAGCAACTCGTATGCCTTGCTTTCGTCTAAGTGGTGAAAATATACATGATGATTATACTCCAACTTGGATTGAGCGTGATGCGGGCGAGCTGTCAAAAGAATCACATACCTTTCCCGGAACATATCTGGATCATCTAATACCAAACAGTTTAGTAAAAGATTATAGAGTAATTAACTTACCACAGGCCATACGTAGAAATATGCACAGTTGTTATCCTGAAGATGATATTGAATCAACTAAGAAATGGTTATTGGATCCGGACTTTTTAAAAGACAAAACACCACAAGAAGTAAAGGAGTTTGGCTATACCCTACCGGAAGACAAAATGGAATTGTATGGTTACAAGATACAACAGTTTCAAGTACTGTATGTTACCAACACAGAGAATGTACCCAAGCGAGATAGTGAACTTGATTCAGTAGGCTTTACTAAACATGTTGTACCCTGTGCCGGATTACATCAGTTCTGGCATTTGTTACAGGATCAGGATACTCTAAGTTCAGTACTATGGTATGACTTTAATCCCTATGCAATTCAATGGACAGAGATGATCCTAATGGAATGGGACGGCAGAGACTTTGTTAAGTTTTATGAAGATAATATTTCACGAATCATTTCAGATGGTGTTATTGCTGAGGACTGTGTTATATTTAATCCTGAACTATATCATGAACTAGTAGCGACTATAGGAGAAGATTCAACAGGACAATTACAGGGTTGGGATTATATACAGAGTCTAGATCATGACTTTTTAGAGTGTGACATAGTAAATAACTGGAGAGAGTTTTGTGAAACAATTGGTTATAACAATCGTTTGTTTCTACAGTTAACAAATATCTGGCAATATGAAAGTAATTATTTAAATACAACGGCACTACAAGCACAGACAAGTTTTTTAAATATAATTAAAACGCTGTTGGATACAAATTTAGATGTTTATTTTACTGGCAACTCACCGGGAGGACAACATTTTACTTACGCTAATATGCGATTACATAGGAGTATACTATAATGTGGTATGAAGGAGACATACAAAAATTTGAAGATGTAAATGAAGAAACTGTATTATTCTTTATGGAGAACGAACACCTAAAACCAAAATTTGCTGGTGTTGATAATAGTGAACTATTACTAAAATCTGATGATTTGAATACTATAGGTGATGTTACAAACTATCCCTGGGCACCTGTTGATATCGCAGTACCCTGGAAAGAAATATTTGACGAAGCGAATCATTTGTTGTATACTAGTTGTTATACACTACACCGTCCCGATTCAAGTGGCTGGTTAAGTTTGTGTATGTATGGTATGAGTTCAGTACATACAAATGTTCCGGAAGACTATGGACTACCGGATAGTGCTGAGAATGATTTGAGCGATTGGACAGATATATCAAAATTTTGTCCTCGTACTAAGGAATGGATGCAGGATGAAATGTTGTATGAACGTTTTAGTCGTGTACGTTTCATGGCAGTATTACCGGGAGGATGGTTGGCTCCGCATGCGGATAAAGACACCATGGGTTTCGGTGCTACCAATGTGGCAATTAATAATCCAGATGGTTGTGGATTAGTAATGGAAGACTGGGGTACGTTGCCTTTTACTCCGGGTTCAGTATTTAAAATTAATACTGGATACAAACATGCAGTATGGAATAGAAGCGAGGAACCTCGTATACATATGATATTTGATGGCGACCCAAGTGACGACTTTAAAAGAAAGGTCAATACTGGCTATGCCGGAATGTAAGATTTTTGATCACGGAGTTTGTGTAGGGCCAACAGGTGCAGTTAGGCCTTGTTGTGCTTTTATGACACAGGGCATTCCAAATATGCGGTGGGAAGAAAATTGGAGACCTCGACATGATGCTTGGCGAGAAAAATCAAAAACTACATGGCTTGATCAATGTATAGAATGTAAACAGGATGAAGAAATAAATGGTCACAGTCTACGCATGTACTACAATGAAGAACTGGAATACGCTGAAGGTATTAAGTATTGGGATTTAAAAATTAACAATACATGCAATCTAGCTTGTAGAATGTGTGATCCAACTTCATCAAGTATCTGGCAACAGATAGCAATAAACGATCCGGACAGGCAACTAGCTTCACATTATCACAACAAAGTAGATGGAAAGTGGCATAAGGAAGCAAAAGACTTTTTATATAGAATGGTTGACGCAAGTCACGTAAAGTTTACAGGTGGAGAACCATTTCTAATACCACAAGTTAAGAAAATTATTGAAGGGCTAATAGATATGGACGTTGCGGCCGCTGTTAACCTACAATTAATTACAAACGGTACACACAATATATCAAAATGGAACCATTTGTTTGCGGAATTCAAAAGAGTAAATATAAGTATAAGTTTAGATGCTATCGGAAAACGTTACGAATATATCCGTCCGGGTGCTTCGTGGGAACAAGTTAGCACTAATGTACTGGATTGGAATGCTTCAAAAGGTAAAAATAGTAACATATGGATTACAGCCCTACCAATGATTTTAAATAAAGATCATTTATGGCAAGTAGAAGAATGGTGTAGCAAAAATAAATTAAATTTTGGGGCAGCATCACCTTGTATTAATCCAGCGTTTTTACGCACTACAGCGTGGGACGATCCAAAATTAAGAGTTAAGTTTATAGAACAAATGGAAATATTGGACAAAATACACAACACCAACTGGAGAGACTTCGTAAATGAGTAAAAAATTACCAAGTGATACATTTTGCGTTTTACCTTTTATGCACGCCGCAGTAAGTCCTACTGGCAGTTTTAGAGTATGTTGTAATAGTAATCCTAAAAATAATAAAATTATGAAAACTCCCGAGAAGGAGTTTAAAATGTTTAGAGATGATATTAACGAAGCATGGAACTCAGCAGACTATAAAAAGATTCGTAAGGAATTTATAGCTGGTGAACGTCCTGAAACATGTCAACGTTGTTTTAGAGAAGAAGATGCAGGCATACGTTCACCACGTATAGGTTACAATGAAAAGTGGTGGCGAGATGATGTACAAGTAGCAGAGGAAATACCTTTAGATGTACGTTATGTTGATATACGATTAGGTAATTTGTGTAATTTAAAATGTCGTATGTGTAATCCCTGGAGCTCAAGTATGTGGGTTAAGGATTGGAATAAGATTGTAGACACAGCAGAACTGGCACCTAACGAACCACTTAGTGATAAAGATTTATCCTGGATGGGACAGCTGGGTGAGTGGCCAGATCGTGAACAGACAGGTGTTAACTTTGTTGAAATAGCAAGTACTATTAAAGAAATATATTTAACTGGCGGTGAACCCACACTAGCCACAAGTCAGTATGCACTATTTGATTATTGTATTAAAAATGATCTAGCCGCCGGCATTAAATTAAAATATAATACTAATTTAACAAATGTACCGGACAAAATGATTGATTATTGGAGTCACTTTAAAGGCGTACAACTTAATGCAAGTATTGATGCAACAGGTGCCCGTGACAGATACATTCGTTATCCCAGCAGTTGGAAACGTATTGTGGAAATCTTTGACAAACTAAACGCTCTACCCAATGTAGCAATGCAGATACATTGTACAGTTCAGGGACTAAACATGTGTGCAATGCCAGAACTATTGGATTGGATTAAGAGCAAGGGATTACGAGATGATCAGATATATTTAAATATATTAAATCATCCAGAAAGTATGAATATACGAACCCTTCCTCATGAACTGAAGGTAATGGCAGAAAATAGCCTACAGGACTACTTGCACATACCAAAAGTATCTGATACAATCAAGTATATGTGGGCAGAAGACTGGCATGAGAAACGCTGGAAAGAGTTTGTAGCGTTTAATACCAAAGCAGATGAATTACAAAAAGGAAATCTATTGGAAGTATGTCCGGAGTTTGCTGGGCATGTCTGATACATATTGCAATGAGCCCTGGAGAACCGCACACTATGATGAAGTGGGTAAGCTAGGACCTTGTTGTACATATAGAGGTAAACGTCCCGACTTTACTAAAATAGATGACTACTGGTCAAGTGAGTGGTTACGAGACTTTCGTGAGAAATTAGGTACAGGCATAAAAGAAGAGGGTTGCTTTAACTGTTGGCGTAAGGAAGATCGTGGAGAATACAGCCAGAGAACAGATAAAAATAGACGCCACGGCTATATAGATAAACCCAAACTAGAGGAATTGTTTTTAAGTTTTGGAAATATATGTAATAAAAGTTGTGGTGTATGTAGACCCAGTCGTAGCCATTTAATTGCAAAAGAATATAAGTCAATACCCAAAGACAATAATTGGTTATTAACTTTACCCGGTAACAAAACACAGAAAGTTCTTAGTGATAAAAAATATTCAGGACATTACTTAGAGCATTTTGAGGATTATAAGTCAGCACTTGAGTCAGCCGATACAATTTATTTGGATGGTGGTGAACCTTTTATTGTTAGTCAGTGTACAGAAATACTGGAATACTTAATTGCAAAAGGTATGACACATAAGAAGATCAAAGCCGGAACAAACGGTTCAGTTACTGATAGTCAGTTGGAACTACTGAGTAAATTTAAGTCAGTTAGTTTCCATTTAAGTATAGACGGTATAGAAGAATTATATCCAGTTGTACGCCCGCCACATGATTGGCAATGGTTCCTGGATAGTCAGTCACGTATACAGAAGTATCCACGTATGAATATTACATATGCCTGTGTTATTCATGCATTTAATATACATCAGTTACCTCGTATGGTTCGTTACTTTATAGATCAAAGACGAGTCCATGCTAAGACACATATATTCTTTAGTCAGATAAATTCAAACAAACATTTAGAACCTAGTGTTGTACCAATAGAAGTTATGAACCAGACGATAAAAGAATTAAAATTAATTGTTAAAACTTCAACAAATGACGACAAGCGACAAGTTAAACAGATGATTCAACATTTGGAAATGCAGTTACAAAAAGATGATCCTGATGTTAAAAAGAGCTTTGATCTTTATTGCGATACATTTTCAAAAATAAAGAATATTAAATACGGAGAACATATACCGTGGATCGCATGAAGGATAAACGTATTATAGCAACAGGTAACCCAGAGTTTGGTGTTGCAAGTGAGATTGCACAACGCTGGCCACAGACTCAATTTGTAGGCAGAACCACCTGGGGGTACGATTTATGTCAAGACAGCTACAAAAACAAGTTAGCCGAAAAGGCGTCTAACTATGACGTTTTTATTAACTCTAGTGCATTATGGCACTACCACCAGACTATGCTACTAGATGTAGTGTATAAAATGCAATTGCGACTCGGCAATCGACTACATATTGTGTCTTTGGGAAGCACTACTGATCGAACTACCAAAGGCTCAGACTGGCATTATCAACAGGAAAAGAAGGCTCTACGTTCAACAAGCAATGCATTAGGGCTTAAGAGCATATGGACAGGAGGTCCTAAAGTAAGTTACGTTACGTTCGGTACTCTGGACAACAACCAACACAAGCACCCTGACAGACGTTGTATGAGCTTGGCAGAGGCTGTTGATTGTATAGAGTATGTACTAACAGCACCGGATCATCTATGTATTAATGAACTTAGTGTTGATCCTATACAAGTAAAATAAGGAAAATAAATTGACTCAAGATGAATATAAACCAACTAACTGCCAAAACTGTGGAGCCTATTCCCATTGTGGCAGTACCTTTTGGAGAGACGAAAAAGACTACAATGGTGAATGGTATCAAATAAAAGTTTGTGAACATTGCCGTTGTTCAGAATGTGTACCGAAAGCAGTATGGACCTAATAATTAAATCAATTAAATATACCAATATACTTGAAAGCTGGCAAAAGCTCTGGCCAGATCGAGAACCCCAAACCCAAGCCTATTCATCCATGTTAATGAATGGAGGGCATGATCCTGAAATTAAAAATACATTTAAATGGACGGCTTATGGAGTATATGATTACGATAAATGTGTGGCTGTGAACGCAGGACATAAAAGTTCAAAACGAGACTACAGAACTCGTGGACTCTGGGTAGATGAAACACATCGTGGCAGAGGTATTGCGAAGATGATGTTTGATAAATTAGAACATCAAGCTAAGAGTGAATGTTGTAGATGGTTGTGGAGTTATCCCAGACTTGCGGCCTTGCCTGCTTATATCAACAGTGGCTACGTTCCTTTTGGTAAGCCTGAACATGGGGAGTTCGATCAATGTACTAGAGCCCGTAAGGATCTAAGTTACTTAACTACTACAGTATGGAGTGTGGATAACAATCCTTGTGAAAGTCAGCAGTGGGTAGAAGCAGTTGATGAACTAGATAAAAAGGGATTTTTATTGGGACAAAATGAACAAGTACGTGGTAATTATATACACATAACACAACATTGGGTTAATGAATTATATGCAACGCCAATGGTTGGTGTAAAGAACTTTATGGATCCTACTGAACGTGTATATGGAGAGATAAACAATCCCATACATGTTTTATAATTACATTATATCCTGAGCCCAATCACAATCAGCAAAGCCTGATTGTTCACACCAACGTATAAACAATCCAACTTCTCTACCATGTGCTTCTATTTCCCAGGGTAAATCATAATAGTCCACATCACCTTTAACAATAGTAGATTTCCAGCGATGACGTTGTGGTTTTATTTCAAATAATTCACCACGACTATACTGTTTAACGTGTACCATTTCATGTGCAACAGTTTCACAGAAGCGTCTTAGTCCCTGACGCTTGTCTATTTCAACAGAATATTCATTTTTATTAACATATAAACAATAACCAAGTGCTCCTTCACACTTGTTTAATTGAATATCTATATCAAGATTCTTCTTACGTGGCATTAATTTAGCAATCGAAAACTCTGCAATTGATTGACAAAGTTCTCGTTGTTGTTTAGTACCACCTGATACTTGAATATCAATCATTATGATATCTTGCCAGCTTCAAAGTCTGTAATAAAATTTTGTTCTTCCTGACTGAACTCATGTGCCTTGGGACCAAACAGAACACCCACATGGGTAAGCCTACCACCTAGTTCACTCATTTTATTAAACAGTTTATCATCCTGAACAGTTACGGCGGCGTCCATCATTGCACGACCAATGTCGCCAAGATCACGTTCTCCCTGAGTAAGTTCAAAGAAATTAGGTTCTATAGTTATACTTTTCATTAGTTTACTCCCAAATAATCTTTTTTAAGTATTTCCATTTGTTCAACGGCATTAGGATACTTTTCCAGTAAATCCATTTCATCTTTATAACATTCCACAATGTTATATATAGTCTTTACTAGACTAATTTTATTAACTGGAAACGGACCTGACTTAGTATAAGCAATCATTTCCTGCAACTCAGCTTCAGCGGCACTAATTGAATCGTGCTTGCCAGTTTCATACTCCACATTAACACTATCTTCTTTTACTATTCCAGTAATTTGTATCATTTTTTTCATTAACTTCTCCTGTTGTTATTGAGAATGGCGTTTCGATCTCGGCATGCATTTGTTTTAATCGAATACCTTAGCCTACCCTTAAAGCCTTTGTAGGTACCAAGTTGCATTTAACTTCCTGTTACAAGAGCAAGACTACCATCAGCCTGCATCTCAAAATCTTCAATATAACGATGATGTGTGCCACTTTGTCTAATACAACTATCAGCGGCAAACCACAAATCTTTTACACTACCACTTGGTGCAAACATAGAAACTTCAGCCCAACATGTATTATTATGAAGATCATCCATTGTAGCTTCAGGCATAATATACTTGTAAGTAACCTTGTATTGTTTATCTTCTAATACAAGTTCATCAGCTAACATTAGGCCGTTACCTATATGTAGGCTCCATGTTGACTCCATACCAAGCTCTGTAGACATTTTGTCAAAATGATCGATTGCTTTAAAAAACAAACTATCTTCTTCTCTTTCCATTATAAGCTGGGCAGCGGCTTCTTGAATATTTGACATTGTAACTCCTAATTTCTAATTATGTATAGAGTATAGCACCATTATGTCTTGGTGTCAACCTTTATTTGTCGGTTATTTCGATTAATTTTAATTCTTTTCCACCTAATTCTCTGAGCTGACACTTGAATTCATACATACTATTGTGACCCTCATATTTTGTTAGGCAATCACGAGCAGTAATTTTTTTCCATAGAACCTTTTGACCACTTGGATAAGTGATCTCATAAGTTCTTAATTTTTTATCCCAGGACTTTGGAGCCCCTTCTTTCATATAAGTAACAGTCATTATGAATAGTACCTATCAGCAATACTTAAACATTCATCGTTTACGGCTTCATAGAAAGCATCAGGATTTTGGTCTTGCAATTCACATAACTGCTCATCAGTTAACGGTTGCTTTGTATTGGCAAACTTTGCTTCACTAATATAAGCATCAACGAAATCTGGATAATCTTTCATATCTAAACCATCTACTTCTACATCGATTACTTTTAAATTATTTAATTTCATATAATATCTCCTAATATCTAATTAATTATTTTTTGTTCTTTGGCGGCTTGTAAAATCATTGGAGTAAACATTTCTTCTACTGTTTTTTCTGCTTGGTCCCAGGATATCTCGCCTTGCGGTGTAGGTGAATAACCATCAAACATTCTTCTAAACTCACCTCTTCTGTTACAAAGGCCATTGTTAAAAAGATCATATGCACAATTTTGTGCTCTTCTAAACTTATCTAAGTACTTGTTAGTTGTTCTTGAATTAGCACACTTACCTTCCATTGGAAGTAAAGTATTAAGTTCATCTGCTAAATGTTTAAAACCTGAGTTAACACCCCAACTACAACTAAACAACTCTTCTTGATAACCTTTGTACATATTTTCTCCTAATTTCTAATTATGTATAGATTATAGCACCAATACGTCTTGGTGTCAAGAAAAAAACGCAGAATAAAATCCTGCGTTTTCAATGACTTAACAAATCTTTTGAATTAAATTTGAATTAAACACCATTCTCTGGTTCTGGCATTATATCATCTTCACCTTCTGGATCCATATGAGTATGTGGTTCAGCACCACCTTCATGTGAATGCTCCATACCGTCTTCATGTATATGGTGCTCTTCCATAATATAGTTTGTACTTGCTGGCTGATAGTCTTCTGGCATTGCACAATCATAGTTGCACTCTTCTTCGTTAACATATGCCCACGTCATTGCGGCATTGTTTACTGCTTGTGCTTCTATATGAGCTGATAGTTGCTCCATTAGGTTTCTTGCTGAGCTACGTCTGTCTAGTTCGATTCCCATTGCTCTGCCTTCCATCTCTAACATCATTTTTACTTCTGCTTCCATGGCTGAAGCGTTTCTTTGCATGTCTTCCAACATGCTTACCATTGATTCACTGTGATGATACATTTTATATTCTCCCCTGGTTTATATAATTAGTTTTATCAATACTATTTACCGTTAATTCATAAAAAATGCACCCATAAGAGGGTGCATTCTGTCCTTAAAGTGTTTAGGAACTTGCAAGTGATAACCGACTGCGATTAAGCAGAATACGGTTCATTTTAGCAATTTTTCTTAAGTGGCTAAAACGAGCAAGTATCCAATGATGTCTATAATTCATCATGAGTCTCCTTCCATTGTTAACCATCTTTTAACCCATGATGTATGGGCCACTTTATAACCATGTGAATGGTATATGTATTTATACAGTATACGGATCTAAATCTAGATATTTCCCCCATTCACTATAGTAGTGTCGCATACCAACTTCATCATGTATCGTTGCATTTTCATGTCTACCATGTAGTATACGGCGAGCTTCTGTGCCTTCTCGCATTGTAGTACCCTGACCTGTTACGCCAATTAGATCTTCGTGTAGGTTACGCCCAAAAGGTCCCCAGATTGAATTATGATGTTTAATTCTAGTCTGTCTTTCTTCTGGAGTATCTTTAACTAATCCATACCCACGAAACTCAATAAGAACTTTGTTGCAACCTAAGGGAGTAACTGAATCAGATCTATATGCTGAACCACGTAGATTAAAGTTAAAGCCAGGAAATAAATCCACCATATACCATTGATTAGGTGGTAGGTTAGGGAAACTTAAATCTCCTCTGTCTTCAAAGCCATCATACTCTTCGTAGTTTACAGTAAATGAACTTACGTTTACATGTCCATTGTCAAAGGCAATATTCTTTCTAGCAAAATATTCATCATTAAATCCTGATACTCTATTAAAATAATGCATAAAGTCATGATAAAATTCTGAATTAGTATCATGCCATAGTTTATAATTTGTATCTATAACTGCTTTGTGGTAATGGAACACTTCCATTTCTTCTGTATCAATAGCTTCTGCAATACAATCAAATGCTCCTGCAGTCCATTGTTCTACATCCATTGTTGGGTTTGTATTTAGAGTAGTCCATACCATACCACCATGCTTAACTTCTGTAGGCAATGGCGTATAGTCTGACATTAGGAATTCTACTCTAGTCATTGTTCCTGAAGGTGTATTAAACTTACCTGTATTCAAGTAGGATTTAATTGAATCTCCATTATTAATAGCAATAACATTAAAGCCTGCAATTTGTGTTGTTCTAAAATTACCTGCTTTTGGCATTTCTGATTTGTGACACATAGGTACCCAAACCTTTGAAAAGATTTGTTCCTGTTCTTGTGCAAATATTTCTGGTGAATTGTAGGCTGTACTACTAATTGATTCTATATTTGGTTGTGCTAACCAATTCTTATGATTTCTTGGTGGCATATTAAAACTCCTTGTATAATATATTTACTTAATAATATACTATAAAAGGAGTAAAGTCTAATAGTTTGTGTCTATGTACTAATTAGTCTGCTCTAACACCCTGACCATAATCTATTACAACAGGAAACCTAGGAACGCCATCATTTGACAGTTCAAAGTATCTACATGTTGCCCACGTAGGCTTGTCTGCAGTTTCCAACAACTCTTTTAACTGTGCTTGATTACCTCTTACTCCTGAACCAAACTGTGTTCCGTCTGCAAGTTCTAATACAAACCTTTTAGCATAGCCTGTCCATGCTCCCTG